GCGCGGTATGGAAACATACCGCGCCTTTCTATAGGAGGTGCTTAACCTGTTTAACACCTACGAATTCACGTTCGCCGGAGAGTCGTCTCTGGCATATAACCTTTTTATCTGTGATCTGGACAGCAAAAGCAACGAAGACACGGCGTTCGGTAACGAAGCCAGTATCATCGAAACGAGAACGACCGGCCGCGTTCAACCAATTCATCAAGGTGTAAACTATCACGAGAAGCCTCTGGAGTTCAACCTTGTCTTTGGTTCGGAAACGCCGCTTGACCGTTACGATTTTCAAGAGGTTCAACTCTGGCTGACTGGTTATCAGGAATACCAGTGGCTCTCAATCTGTCAGCCTGACATGGAAGACTATCAGTATCGCTGCCTGATTACAAACCTCGAGCCAATCTCTGTTGGCTGGTTGCCATTCGCATTTGAGGCGACAGTCACCTGCGACTGCCCTTACGCTTACGGCTTCCCTTTCACAGAGACATACGAAGTGGCCGGCGAAACTGAAATCGTCTTTCGGAACAACAGCTCGGTTCGGGAGTACATCAAACCCGTGCTGACCATTGAACCGACGGCGGCTGATTTCTCTATCGTGAACGCTGATGACAATGGGCGCGAGTTTAAGCTGACGGGCGTACCCGCGGCTGACTCTATCATTACAGTGGATAACAACGCCGGCATCATCACCGAATCCCACGACACAAACCTGTATGACAAGTTCAATATGAATTTTTTCCGGCTGGTTCGCGGTGATAATCACCTGAAAATCACTGGCAGCGGCAAGCTCACAATCAGCGGCAGACTGCTGTACAACGTGGGCGCATAAAGGAGGTCTGTGTATGTATCTCGATTATACGCAAATCGCCTTTGACAAATTTGGTCGGCCGGAGCCGCCTACCCTGCTGCTCCAAACGGCCGACGAGCGCACGATTGGCACGCTTCCCAACGTGGCGAATCTGAAAATCACAGTTAACTTTTCCGAGACGAGTGAAATCTCTTTTGACCTTCCCGCTTATTCTGACGGCGTGCCGACGCCGCTTTATGATAAAGTTGTCGGTTACAAGGTGATTCGCACCGAGCACTACGGTATTTTTCTACTGATGAAGCCGGAAATCTCCGGTGACGGTATTGAAGAGATTAAGTCGGTAACCGGATACTCTCTGGAAAAGAAACTGGAAAACAAGCAGTTCTTCCTTGAGGAAGGCACGTTCAATTTTTGGAATCCCGCAACGCCGGATGATACCATTCTGGGGCGAATTCTGGAAGTATCCCCCGGTTGGAAGGCAGGATATGTTGCGCCGTCTTTAATTGGACGTTACCGCACGTTCGACCAGTATGACGACTACGCGCTGAGTTTTCTGTATGATGACGCAATGGATACGTTTCGCTGCGTGGTTGTATTCGACGTGTACAATAAGACGATCAACGCTTATGATGCGGACGATGATGTGTCTACCCTGCCGATTTACCTCGGGTTCGACAACCTCGTGACCGACCTTGATATCACAGAACTGACTGATGAGTTAGTAACTGCTATGACACCAAGCGGCTCGGACGACCTTGACATACGACAAGTAAACCCGACCGGCACGAACTGGATTTACGACATCTCGTACTTTATCGAGAATGGCGATATTCCCTCTGCTCTGGCAGAAAAATGGACAGAGTGGCAGAAAAGCGTGCTGAACCGTCAGGAATACTACAAGGGCTTGGTCGGACTGCGAGCTTCTGCAACAGCGCGGCTGCTCTCCGAACAAGCTAAGCTGGTTGACCGAAAAGCCGAATTGGACGACCTGACGAATCAGCAGTCTGTAACCATTCAAGCTCTGGCTCTGGAAACGACCGCGGACGGTAAGGCTTCGCAACAGAAAAAGCTCGACGAGATCAACGCCAACATGGAGAAGAAAAAGAAAGAGGTCGCCGACCAAGAAGCTGTGGTAGCAGATATCAAGACCACGCTCGACGCTTCCAATCCTGACTCCTATCCGGCGCAAATCAAAGCCGTGAATGACGAGCTGAAGCTGACGGCTTTCTTTACCGCAGACGAATATGCTTTGTTGCGGCACTACTTTATCGAGCAGCCGCTTTCGGATGATACCTTTGTCGCTTCCGATGTTGATACCGCTGTGACCGGTGAGAGCTCCAAGGTGACGAATGGCGCGATTGCTATTTCTGATTCAACCCTCGCGCAGGTTGACTTCGGCGAGATCAAGAAGAAAATGTACACCATCGCTGGCGGCACTGCCGTGGTAACAGCGGCGAACAAAATGTCTGTTTCAATTATCCGTGGTACTCTGGAACACAAAGCCGGCGATGAGTTTGTGTTCAGTCTATACTGCGGCGAAATGAAAATCGGCGAAAAAACTGCACCGAGCGGTCTGATTACGCTGACCGGCACGCTGTCCAACCTCAAGAACGATGTTCACGAGGTAAACGACAAAGAGGTCATTACCTATGAGGGCACTTCTCTGTCGTTTGATATCACGACGGCCGACCTTTATATGACCACCAATGTGTCGGACTACCAGAAGTATTCCGTCGAGATGGAGCTTTACGACCATGCGGTCAAGACGCTCGCCGACGTTGCTTCGCCGACCTATGAGTTCAACGTTGAAACCGGCAACTTCATCTGGGCTCAGGAGTTCGAGCCGTTCCGCAAAGGACTGGAGCTCGGCAAAGGCGTTTACCTGCGTCTGCACAATGATGAGGTTATCACCCCTGTTCTGATTGGATTCGACCTCGACTTTGAGGATCAGGAAAAGCTGTCGCTCACCTTCTCCAACAGGTTCAAGCGTCACGACAACGTGGCGAACCTGAAAGAGATGATTGAGAACAGCTATTCTTCAAGCCGCAGTTTTGACGCGGCGAAGTATACCTACAATCAGACGGCGAATCAGGCTTCTAAGGTTTCCGAGTTCATGAACAGTTCTCTGGACGCGGCGGTCAATTCTATTATCGGCGCAAAGAACCAGAGTGTCCGCATTGACGGTGCTGGTCTACATATCGGCGAGCCTGACTCTCCGTACCAGATTCGCATTATTAACGGCATGATTGCTATGTCGGATGACGGATTCCAGAGCGCGAAGGTTGCCATCGGGCACTTTGCAACTGATGAACTGGGCGATCACTGGGGCGTAAATGCCGACATCATCGGCGGCAAGCTGCTTATCGGTAACGGTCTGGTAATCGAGGCTCCGAACGATGACGGTGTGATGCAGTTCAAGGTTGACGCTACCGGCGCTTGGCTATATAACTCTACCTTTGTTTTGGCGAAGGACGGCGGCGGCAAGATTTTAATCGACCCGCGCTACGGCATTGCGTCCGGCAAGGGAGACCTATACACAACGAATGGTACGACAGTTACCCCCTCGTTTATCGACGAGGACGGCAAGATTGTGTTCGATGACGATATCACACTGAAGGGCTTGAAGATTCCGAAAGGTACGAACTTCTACATCGACGCCAATGACGGCAAGGCTTATTTCCGTGGCAATATCTATGCCGAGGACGGCATTTTCAACGGCACCGTTTATGCCAAGGACGGCGAGTTTACCGGCAAAGTTACTGCTACAAGTGGAAAGTTTACTGGCGAAATCGAGGCGACCGGAGGTACTTTTAGCGGCACTTTGAAAGCTACTACTCTGGACGGCACGCTAAAAGGTGGCCAAGATGGTGGCACTATCACAGGCGTTAGTCTTGATATTGGCAACGGAGCGTTTCAAGTAGATAGCTCTGGTAATGTAACTATTAAGAGCGGTAAGATCAGCTGGGGCGCGGTTACCGGAACCGATGCGATTGACCAGAAGATCGAAAATGCACAGACAACAGCAAATAATGCCTCCACTGCCGCAGAAGATGCAGCGGATGACGTTTATAAACTTGCTCATGGTCAATATGGCGAAGCGAAAGCTCCATCGGTCACTTTCATAACAGGTACGAAGATATCTGCTCCGACTATTGAAGCTGGCAAATTCTATGGTAGTGCTTATTATAATATTGAAGGCGGAGCTAAATTGCAGTTAGACGGTGGAACATACGGAGATTTTGTTATTTATCGAGCTAATGGAGATAAGACTTTTCGAATTCTCGACGCAGTAGATACCGTTGCATTTTCATCTCTTTCCGAAAATCCATTTTTACAGATCAATAACAAAGACTTAGTTCAATTATATGGAACATGGGATTTTAGCCACGCAACGGTCAATGGACTCACGGCTACATTCGGATAAGGAGGCTGATCTATGGCTACCGTTTCCGTAAGAAATATTGAGTCTACCAGCGTTACCGTCCGTGTCAGCGGCGTAAAAAGGGGCGACGACCTGTTTTTCTTCGTTCGCCGACAAGACGATTCGTCGGACGTGTCGGGAACTGATTATGCGACTGCGACCAGCACAACGATGAGCACAGATATAGGTGGTCTCGAACCTGATACTGCTTATATCGCCAATGTCCGAGTAAATAATGTATGGCAAACTGGCGCAAAATTCCGAACAAAAACGGAGCTTAATCCTTATTTTTATACCGGCAATATCGGAACAAACTCTGTTACTGTTTATGTTGAAGATCTCGCGTATGGCCAAAGCATTCGTGTACTGATTCGACCGTACAATGATTCCAGTACGACTGTCGTTAATCAAGACTATAGTGCGAGTGGCTCTTCTTTCTCGAAGACATACAAAAATCTTTCGCCGAATACACGTTACGCCATCAATGTTCGCGTTGACGGTTCATGGCTGGGCGCAGATGAATTTACGACAGACAAGCCCGCCATATCTAAGTGGTCGTGGAGCTCTTCAAACGGTACTGCTTCAGCAGCTCAGACCAAAGCTGCGTATGATGCCCTGATAAATAGGGGGGCACTTTCAGACTTCTCCTATAGAGTCTGGAACGATATGTGTGGTAAGGTTATTGAGATTGAAAACGCGCTCGGGCAGACTTGGAGCGCAAAATATGCCCAATATACTGACACTAAAATGACAACATCTGATAAAAGGCTGACTGCAACACGGTTCAATTCACTTCGCTATAATATTGGCCGCAGTTACTCTACCGGTATTAACGAAGTTGCCTCGGGTGACACTGTGTATGCTTGGTATTTTACCACGCTCGCCCGATGCATGAATGAGTGGATAGATCAAATCTAAAGGAGCACAACTTTAAGCAGCCGCAAGCATTGACAATAGTAATTAAATGTGTTAGATATACCCATGGTGGCATTGCACGAACTTCGTAAGTATAAAAGGCAAATAGAAGGAGATGAGGGAGTTGCTAAAGAGCTTCAAAACGGAAATAAATCCAACAGCTGAACAGAAAGTCAAGATTAACAAGACTATCGGTACTTGTAGGTTCGTCTACAACTTCTATCTCGATCATAATAAAGCCTTACACAACAAAGGTGAAAAGTTCATGACTGGTAAAAGTTTCAGTGTATGGCTCAACAATGAGTACATCCCTAATAATCCTGATAAAGCATGGATTAAAGAAGCGTATTCAAAAGCCGTAAAGAAATCTATCGAAAATGGATGTATTGCATTCACAAGATTTTTTAAACATCAAAGTGCTTTTCCTAATTTCAAAAAGAAAGGTAAGTCTGATGTAAAAATGTATTTCGTAAAGAACAATCCAAAAGATTGTAGATGTGAAAGACATAGACTTAATATTCCAACTTTAGGATGGGTACGCATAAAGGAAAAAGGTTATATACCAACAACCAAAGATGGGTGGAGAATCAGAAGCGGTACAATATCCATTAAAGCAGGTAGATATTATGTGTCAGTTCTTATAGAAGTTCCTGATGTTAAAAATACTAATAATAATAGCAAAGGTATAGGAATTGACTTAGGTTTGAAAGACTTTGCGATTATTTCCAACGGTAAGATTTATAAAAATATCAATAAATCGGCAAGAGTTAAAAAATTGGAAAATAAACTGCGCAGAGAACAAAGATGTTTCTCGCGCAAGTATGAGAATTTAAAGAAAGGAGAATCCACTCAAAAAAATATACAGAAACAGGAGCTTAAAGTACAAAGACTTCATCACAAGATAGTTAATATCCGTACTGATTATATCAATAAGACGATAGCAGAGATAGTGAAAACCAAGCCATCTTATATAACTATTGAGGATTTGAACGTATCAGGTATGATGAAGAACAAGCATCTTTCAAAAGCTGTTGCATCACAAAAATTCTATGAATTTAGAACTAAGCTAAAAGCCAAATGTGATGAAAATGGCATCGAATTAAGAATTGTAAATAGATGGTATCCATCATCTAAAATATGCCACTGTTGTGGAGCTATCAAAAAAGATTTGAAACTTTCAGATAGAATATACCGTTGTGGTTGTGGCTATGTTGAAGATAGAGATTTCAATGCTGCTCTTAATCTAAGAGATGCTTTAACTTACGAGATTGCATAATTAACGCAACGTAAGTATGTACCGAAGGCTATTTCGGGAATTAACGACTGTGGAGTGTACAAGAACTTGTGAGTAGCGTATTGCTTGCAATCGCCAAAGCATACACATTGAAGCAGTAAGAAGTATCCGTGAGGACTTCAGTTTCTCGATGTGTTTGAGTATATTTAAACGCATTTTGAGTGGCAGTACACATGACAAAAGAAATTCTCGCGGAAGTAGCACAGATTCACAATCGTCTGGCGGAAATCTCAGTTCGCGGCGATGATGCTATCCGCATGGCAGAAGTGCTGACGCGCTGCCGAAACCTCGCACAGCAACTCTCAAAACTCGCAGAAGAGGACAACTCTGCGGACTAAGAAAGGCGGTGAACTTATGTCGCTTTGCGACCAATCGCCCTATCAGCTGCCGACCGTCACATTTGTTGGCGGTGCAACACAGCAGCTGGCGTTTCATACCTACTTTGAGGACAACGGCCGCCCGCTCAGCATGAGAGGCTGCACCGGCTACTTTTCTGTAGCTGAGTATCTGAATAAATCTTCCCCGCTGATTACCAAAACGATGGATATCATCGAGAGCAAAACCGACGCGACAGACAACATTCTTCGCGTCGAACTCGAACCATCTGACACGGTCAATCTGGCGGGGAAATTTATTTATCAGGTCACTATCAAAGGCTCCGAGGGAGATGTGGACATTCCCTATCAGGGCATCATGTATGTGACGCGCAATATTGACAAACCAATCATTAAGTAAAGGAGAAAAGGCATGAATACTAAGTATTTTCTGAACCTTGTGGCGGGCAATGTATTCCGTTCCAAGGAGACGCCGGCTATTCCGACGAAGTATTACATCGGCCTGAGCAAGACCGAGCCCAATGAGACCGGCGGCAATGTAACGGAGCCGGAGACTACAGCAGGCTACGCTCGTGTTGAGCTGAACAGTCTGGGTGAGCCGGTTGACGGTCTGGTAACCAACCAGCAGGCAATCAATTTCAACGAGTCTACCAACGGCTGGGGCACTGTTACCCACTTTGTTGTATATGATTCCAACGAGGCCGGCGCGGGCAATCTGCTGATGTACGGCGCACTGACTACGCCGAGAACGGTCGAGACGGCTACCATCATGACCATCAAGGAGAATTACCTCAAGCTGTCCGTTCAGAACCCGACCGCCTAAGTTTAAGATAAGGGGACAAGCATGAAGGATTATAAACTCTATCTTCGTGACCGGCTGATCGACATTGATCTGGTCACCAAGTCTCGTTACACCGAATGTGACCTGACGATATCCTCTATCCCCTTCCGTGAATATGTCGGCGAGGTATATGACGCAATCATCGTAGACAGCCATGTGGTCGATACTTATCTGGCCGGCCTTTTCTCTGTAGATGAAGGCGTGGTTATCCATTCGGAGATTGACCAGATTCTGCGGCACGTTATGGAACGCGGCATGAACGCGCTTGTTATTGACAGTAAAGCGGAGCTCACCTCTCACAAGATTCTGAGCTCCTTCCCTAACGCGCTCACGATTCACAGCGAGCCGACTGAGCTTCACGCTGAGACCTTCGAACAGGCTGATGACGTTGTTGTTCTGGCGGTAGACAAGCTGAATATGGAAGTACGCAAAAAGCTCTCCGGCACGGAGAATGGTTTGGAGATTCAGACCACCGCGCAGGAGACTAAGCAGACGCTTGAAAAAGCAACCGGCGCACTTCCCTTCTCCGCAGAAGTTCAGCAGACTTGGAGCCACAAATTCGACAAAGCCGAGAACGCATTGCATTTTCAGGCAGAATTGCAAAGTTTATGCTATCAGCTTTTCTCTGATGGCGGCATGACAGCGATGGAGCCTTACGCGGCACCGCTGCAGGTGGAGATTCTTTACTCTCTGGGCGGCGGCGCTTCTTCTTTTGCTCTTGATTCTACAGTTGTAGAAATAGCAAAGAATAGTTTTCTGCAGACTGAGACTTCCGTAATTCCGGTCGCGTTTCCGGTTCAGTTTTTACTGACATATGCCGTGGGTGCAGAGACTCAAACAGTAGTTTCTGCAGCAGTTACCAATCTGTGCTACAACTACTTCTCTGGCGGCAGCTCCGGTATGGAGATCACAGCGAAACTCGGCGAGCTTGAGGAACACTTCCCGCTCGGCGGCTTTGAAAATGCTGTCCAGATAGAGAATACGGCCGCCGGCCATTTTCTGCTCGAAAAGAGAGAGCATGCTGATTCTGATAGCGTTATCGCGGCTGCGTGTGATGCAGCGTTGACTGGTTCTTCTCCTGAACTGGCTTCTGTTGTGGTGCTCGGCTGTGCGATTGAGGAGTTTATCCGAAGATATCGGCTGCTGTCTGAAGTTGATAATAGGTCTCTGGCTGATATAGACACAATGACACTCGACGACTTAGACTATGTGGTTTTGTAAGAAAGGCGGTGTGAGATGAGCAAAACACCTAACTACGACCTGTTCGTCACAGATGATGCAGGGACTAAATTCAAGGACTGGCGCGAGCAGATGGCGTCCGAGTCCAATTCCAATATGGTGAAGATCGACGCCGCCCTTTCCGGAAAGGCTGAGCAAAGCCGGTCGGTCGAAATTACGCTGACGGCTGACGGCTGGACTGGCGACGCCGCGCCATTTTCGCAGCAGGTTGCAGTAGCAAATCTGAAGGCTGATACCAACGGGTCTATTGCGATTGCAAGTGGCGCGACAGCAGAGCAGCGTGCAGCTGTCCGCAAGGCTCAGCTTTCGATTGCGGCGCAGGCTGATGGATTGCTTACTCTGAACTGCGACGGCAAGAAGCCCACGGTGGATATTCCTGCTGTGGTTGTACTCTTAGGATAAAGGAGGATGAAATAATGCCTATTATTTCGGCATTTCCGACGGGCGAAAGCACCGTCGATTATACTGGCCCTAAATCCGGTTTGCCATCGCTGGAAGAGGGCAAGGTTGCGTATGTAACCGATGAAAAGCGGCTGTATACCGGCAACGCTGATGGCACGAACACACAGATTCCGAATGCAGATGACTTGAGTGCTCACACTTCGAATAAGGAGAATCCGCACGGTGTTACGGCCGAGCAGGTTGGTGCAGATGCGAAAGGTTCAGCCGCGCAATCTTTAGCTGATGCTAAGGCGTATACCGATTCTGCTATTCAGGTGGCTATTCAAAATACTTGGGAGGCGAGCTATTGATGAGCGTTCAGGAGACTAATCTTAAAGCTATCGCCAACGCTATCAAAGCTAAGACTGGGGAAACCGGCACTATTAAAGCATCGGAATTTGCGAGTAAAATCAGCACCATTGAGACGGGTATTGACACATCTGATGCCACTGCAGGAGCCAAAGACATTCTCTCAGGACTGACCGGTTATGCGAATAACCAGAAGGTAACGGGTACTCTAGTTCCTATTGAAAAGCCGAAATGGACTCGGACCATGATGCCAATCAAACGACACTGGTGTTCAGTCTGCTATGGTAATGGTAAATTTGTGGCTACGGTTGGTAATGTTCCAAGCGATGTAGCTGCCTACTCCACTGATGGCATTAACTGGACTCTGACTACGTTGCCGGCTGAAGCAAAATGGCAATCTGTTTGCTATGGCAATGGTAAGTTTATGGCTGTTGCGAAAGATAGCAATACTGCTGCTTATTCTAAGGACGGTATCGATTGGACTCAGGCTACGCTTCCGGCTAGTGTAGGCTGGAAATCGGTATGCTATGGTAACGGTAAGTTTGTGGCTGTGGCTAATAACAGTAATGTCGCTATTTACTCTACCGATGGCATCAACTGGACTCAGACTACGCTGCCATCTAGTACATACTGGCTTTCGGTTTGCTATGGCAATGGTAAGTTTGTGGTGGTGGCTGGTAGCATCATCGCTGCTTATTCTGAGGATGGTATTAACTGGACTCAGACTAAAATGCCGGCTAGTAGTAGCTGGCAATCGGTCTGCTATGGGAACGGTAAGTTTGTGGCTGTGTCTAAGAACAGCAATGTCGCTGCTTACTCCACTGATGGCATTAACTGGACTCTGACAAGGACGCCGGATTTGAATCCGAGTCCGATTCCGACGCCGGATTTGGCTCCGATCACATACTGGAAATCGGTTTGCTATGGTAATGGTAAGTTTGTAGCCGTGGGTGATGAGACTGATGCTGTCGTTTACTCTACTGATGGTGTCACCTGGACTCAGGCTACGCTGCCGGCTAACACAGGCTGGCAATCGGTTTGCTATGGCAATGGTAAGTTTGTGGTGGTGGCTGATAATAGCAAGGTCGCTGCTTGCCTCAAAGATTCCTTCGATGAGTGGGCTTAAGGAGGTATGATATTTTGAGTATTCAAGAAACCAATCTCAAAACCATCGCTGATGCTATTCGCGCTAAAGAAGGATCGACTGATCCGATCCAAGCTTCGACGTTCCCTGAGCGAATCGCTGCTATTCAAACAGGTGTAGATACCTCCGATGCTACTGCCACTGCTGACCAGATTTTGTCTGGTAAGACTCTGTATGTCAAGGGCGAGAAAGTCACTGGTACCCTAGTGCCTGTTGAGAAACCGAGTTGGGAAAGTTCCGACATGCCTGCTAGCGAGAGCTGGTTTTCGGTTTGCTATGGTGCGGGTAAGTTTGTGGCTGTGAATTATAGCAGCAATATCGCTGCTTATTCTACCGATGGCATCAACTGGACTCAGGCCACAATGCCTGCTAGTGGAATCGGAAACTCGGTTTGCTATGGTGCGGGTAAGTTTGTGGCTGTGGCTAACAGTGATAATGTCGCTGCTTACTCTACCGATGGTATCAACTGGACTCAGACTACAATGCCTGCTAGTCGTTACGACTGGGGCTCGGTTTGTTATGGCGCAGGTAAGTTTGTAGCGATAGCTAGTGGTGTAGAGGGTGTCGCTGCTTATTCTACTGATGGCATTAACTGGACTAAGACTACGATTTCGGATGAGGTTTGGTGGTATTCAGTTTGCTATGGTGCGGGTAAGTTTGTGGCTGTTGGTGGTTCTGATGATCGCGCCGCTTACTCGAAGGACGGCATCAACTGGACTCTGACTACGTTGCCGGCTAATAAAACCTGGCTCTCGGTTTGTTATGGCAATGGTAAGTTTGTAGCCGTGTCTAGGACCGGTAATATTGCAGCTTACTCTACCGATGGTATCAACTGGACTCAGGTTACGATGCCGATTTCTGCAGCCTGGCAATGGGTATGCTATGGCAATGGCAAGTTTGTAGCCATGTCTAGTAGTAACAATATCGCAGCTTACTCTACCGATGGTATCAACTGGACTCAGATTCAGACTACGCTGCCGACTAGCGCGGCCTCGAAACATGTTTGCTATGGTACGGGTAAGTTTGTAGCTATAGTTTTCAGGAGTAAGGTCGCTGCTTGCCTCAAAGATTCCTTTGATTCCTGGGCCTGAAAGAAAGAGGTGATCTAAATTGAAATGTTATCTGGGCATTAGCTCTGTCAAATCCCTTAATATCCGCAAGCTCGATGTGGATACGAATGATGCTACCATTGTTGCCTCTGACATGCAATCTGGCGCTGTCGCTTATGCAAAGGGCCAGAAGGTGACAGGTACGTGCAGTAATGGTTTTATCATCGACGAAATTCCCAACTACTCCTTTCGTCATCTTCAAGATCACCTGTGCGAACTTCAGCGCCAATATGAGATCGCCGAATCTTACCTAAAGGCAAAATATGCAAATAAAAGCACCCTGTAAAAGGGTGCTTTTCTTATTTTTCTGAATGACAAGAGTGCCACATTTTTTGACTACCCCAAATATAGAGGTAACACGATTGCGAGTAATATGACCAAAACGAAGAGAACAATGAGAACAGCATTTTTATTTTTTTCAATCTTACTATCTACCTTCTCAAAGATACTTAACTCGATTTTTTCCTTCAGATTATATACTTTTGTATGATCTGAACTCGGATTTTGTTTTATAAAAGGATTTCTCTGCAGATGTTGAAGTTCCTCTTGTCGGGCCTTTCCAGATAGTATGGCTTTCTCTTTGGCGCGTTGAATCTCAATTTTTTTATAATTATCTTCTAGTTCAGCATTGTATTCAGAGAGATGTTTTTCCAGATTTTTGACATTATTCAAGTCGAACAATGCTTTCAAGGGAACCTTGCAGCAGGGGCAATTCGCAACCGAATTCATAACAATTTTTCCACATCCGCAAATAACAAATCCATTTTCATGACAAGGCAAATAGTTATGCTGCTGTGTGGGGCTGATGTAACTTAAATCTCGGCTATACTGGCTTGCTAATTCTCCTAAAGAAGAAATTGGTAGTTGATCATATTTCGCTAACTCATATGCTTGCCTATATTTGTTTTCCCAGACTGTGTTGTCAGAGAACACTATTTGCTCAGGAGTGATGCGAATATTTCTGGTTTCATTATCCGGCAGTAGTATAGCTGTCCTGTCTCCAAACAACGTATATGGTTGTATCGAAATATCCAGATAAGAAAATTTGTCCACTCCAGTTAATTCTCTATTCAGAACATCAAAACACTTGACGGAAACAAACATCGCCTTTATGTTCTGTTCAGATAGATTTTCAAATTTGCATTGAACTAGGATACTGTTGTCTACATTGTTCTTCGTTAAAGCATGAGCCTGCAGCAGTACAGGACAATCATGCGCCCAGAACACACGCTTTTCATGTTGTATAACCGTATATTTTTCAGACATATCATTCACCTCTAGTGATGCTTATATCGAAGGCAAATCATCATCTACCGAGCTGCTCTGCTTTTGCGATAATGTGATAGGTTGAATCGCACCATTGGTATTATCTTTGATGTCCTGCAAAAGTTGGATGATTTCACCAACAGCATAGATGCCAAAACTGAAAACAACAGTTACTGCTATAAACAAGATGCTCAAGACTTCATAGGTATCATACATTGAACAAGCAAAAATAATACCAACAACCGCGTTGACTATTGCATACACCCACATGATTACAGCAACAGTGTTAGAACTTCTGTTTTTCATACATTACTCCTTTACCGGGAACATGGTAACGACATTATCTGTGTAACCGCCGACGAGTATCGGATGAGTCCATTTCAGAATCAGCTTTCTCTGTTCTGGCTCGCTCTTTGGGCCAGTCCAATAGTGATGCCAGTGGCCTCGACGAGTATGCGGGCGTTTATGACTTCCCTGCTTCGATTCATCAACCGAAGGGTTTGATTGCGGAGCGCTGGATTCCTGTTCGGCACGGCGCAGCGTGTGACCAATCACAACACCGACGTCCTTCATGTCTATCTCGCGGAATTTATCTTTAATCGGCTGACCCGGCTGGCGAGGCCGATAAATTCCCTTCTGTTTAGGATTTTCTCGGATATCCGCTTGGTCACTGCAGACATACAGATATAACTGCATAGCGCGGAGCACCACACGAACACTTTCGTCAATGTGAATGTTGTTCAACTGAAATTTGGCGAAAGTGTGATATTTTGCGGTTGTGGCTACGGTATCATAAATACACTCATAAACCGTGGGCTTCGTCAGCTCTAACATGAACGTTTTGGTATGTTCCATGTCATCTGAAAAAGGTTGGACGCGGAACTCTCTAACGTGTGAATTCGCGTCTTCTTCTATCCAAGCCATAAACTTGAGAGGCAGCGAATTTCCGGGAATCGGCTTATCGGTCTGAATATACACGCACGGATAAGGCGGTCTCAGCAGAATTTCTGTGGGGATTTTGGCATCTTCTGTTATAGCATCGGCTTGAGCGACCAACTCTTGCGCAAGAGTATGGTCGAAGTTGTAGATAACCTTATGCTTTCGCCAAATGTATAATCCCGTCAGTTCACTGGCGAGACGAGCACGTCCGTCTTTTTCCAAATGACACTTTACTCGCAGATATTCATACGCTGCGCCTATTGGGAGATCGCACACGTCGCTTACTCCCATGTCTTCGTGAGACTCTTTGCATAACAAATCCAACGTGTCGAAACAGCCGGGAGCCATCTTGCTCCATTTTCTGCATAGTTTGAGCGGAGTTTCGTTTTCTGTCATTGGTCTCACATCTCCATTTCTTTATTGTATAAATTATACAATAGAATCCACCTAACGTCAATAAATTTTGCAAAGAAAGGAGGCTCGCCATGAGCGTGATGCGTAATGACCGGCCTTAATAATTTTATAAATCTATTTGGGCAAGTCACCCTTTCTACCGTCGTCGAGTTAGTCCTCGCCGGCGTTTTTCTTTATCTGATCTACAAAAAGGTCAGAGATTTTCTCATTGAACGCTATGAGGCTGAAAAAGCCCGCGATCAGCGAATCAATGAAGCACTCGACGCTGTGCATAAATACCCTGAGTACCGCGCCCAGAGCATTAAGATACAGCAAACGCTGGAAAACGAGATACAGACTATCCGTGAAGCAATGGAGCGCTACCAAGCCAGACTGGACTCAGTAGAAGAAACCAATAAACGCCGCGAGTGCAACAAGCTCCGTGATAGACTTCTTCAGAGTTACCGTTACTACACAAATGAAGAAACCAACCCCAGTAAGTCATGGACACAGATGGAGGCTGAAGCCTTCTGGGGGTTGTTTCGCGATTATGAAGAGGCCGGCGGCAACGGATATATGCACTCAGTAGTTCAGCCAGCGATGACCGAACTGATTGTAAGGGAATGTCCGAACTCATCGGGAAAGGAGGCGTAACGCATGGAATACTACTCCTCTGTCTTTACGTTTGACGATTGGTATCTTGGCAAGCCTGTTGGAACGATTGCTCAGCAGTATGACCATCTCTCCCGCTCGCTTCTGGTGGCGGGCAATCTGCCGGACGGTTACATCTGGCACATGCTTGTGCAGTGCGGTGATAATTTCAACATCGTACTCATGGAGCCTATCGAAGATACTGCCTCGGCTGTGGCTGACCTTCCGGAAGAGGACGGCGAGCCAGAGAAGAAACCCAAGTTAATCGGCGCGGTTCTCGAACGCGGCTGGGTCGGCGAATCGGGCAAATACTCTGTTCAGCTCCGCGGCGTCAAAGGCGAAGAAGTTCGTCATACCAATCTCATTACCATCCGTATTCCAAAGTCGATGGCCGGAGAAGCACAGTGGCCGGAGGTTCCATCTGAGTTTACCCAGATTGAGCATCGTGTAAACGAGACCTATGAGAAGGTTAAGAACACGGCTGCCGAGGCTGAAAAAGCCAAGAACGCCATCGAAAACATGGGCGCGACGGCCAAATCGGTAGAACCTGATGAGGAAGCCTCTGTTGAAAAGACTGTCGATGAAGACGGCAACGTTTCACTGAACTTCTCTATTCCTAAAGGTGAGAAGGGCGACCCGGGCGATGTTGTTGCACATGAGGGCTTGTACGGCTTTGAAGTCAATCCTGACGGATATCTCGAACTGCATTATGCAGACAACACAGCTGCGCCCAATCTTTCCATCAATGAAGATGGTTATCTTGTGGCGGAAATTTGAGGGGGTGAACGCGCATGGCGAAACTTATTCTTGGTAAAGTAGTTGGCCCAGAGGGCAAAGCCGCAACCGTCGAGGTTGAATCGACTGAAACCGTGGCTGCAGGCTCCCCTGCCCTGGTTGAAAATGTCGGCACTGCAAATGAAGCAAAGCTGAAGTTTTCCATCCCGCAGGGTGAAAAGGGAGAGACCGGCGCAACGCCGAATCTTTCCTTTGATGTAAAAGCTCTCGAGCCTACGGATGCTCCGACCGTTTCCGTCAGCGGAGACGCAGAGAATCCGCATCTGGTAATCAGTCTTCCTCGCGGCGAGACCGGCGAAGATGGACAGGCTGCTTATCTGACAATCGGCACGGTAACTACGCTGGCTCCTGACGAGCAGGCGACGGCCGATATTACCGGTGAAGCACCGAACTATGTTCTGAACCTTGGTATTCCACGCGGTCAGGGCATTGCTTCGGCTGACGATCTGGTTGAAGTTAACGGCTTCTAATAAAGTAGATTCGGGCGCTCTCGGGCGTCCTTTTCTAATATTTTCACACTTTTCACATCATGATGGCCGCTCAATGCGGCAAGAAAGGAAGAAAACACTATGGCAACTAAACTTGTATTTTGCGGTAAGAAGGTAAACCTGCCTGCAGTTCGTGAGCAGGCATTCTATCTGACCACTGATACCCATGAGGTATACTTCGGCCAGAACCTGTACACCGAGCCGGTACGCTTTGTACCTGAGCGTGAGACCACCCCGGCACAGGGCGTTCTGTACATTCTGCCCTCCGGCCTTGGTGAGGTTTACGACGGCTCTGCATGGAAGACTGTCATCAAGCCGACCGTTACCACGATTGAGGCTGGCGTAACTGACGAGCAGATTGCAACCGCTAAGGCTGTAAAGGACTACGTTGACAACCTTGTTACCGGCGGCATCGGCGCTCTGGGCGCACTGGCTAAGAAGGACGAGGTCACCGAGACCGAGCTCGGCGACGCTCTGAAGAAGAAGATCAACGACGCTGCTGCTCAGGCTTCTACTCTGGTTGGCGAGGACGCTTCCAAGTCTGCTCGCGCAATCGCAGCTGAGGAGGTTGCAAAGATCGTTGACGGCGCTGACTCCTCTTTTGATACCCTGAAGGAGATCGCTGACTGGATTTCCGGCCACAAGACCGACGCTGCTTCCATGAACTCCGCTATCAAGGCTCTGGAAGCTATCGTTAAGGGTATCGGCGGCACCGATGAGCCGGCCACCGTTGTTGCATACGTTACCGCAGCTATCGACGCTCTGAAGATCGGCGACTACGCAAAGGCTGCTGACCTGACTGCAGCTGTTGCCCGCATTGCTGACCTTGAGTCCAAGGTTGGAGTTCTGAACGGCGGCGCTGACGTTGCCGGCTCTGTTGCTAAGGCTCTGGCTGACGCTAAGGCTTATGCTGATGGTCTGGCTAAGAACTATGACGCAAAGGGTGCCGCTGATACCGCTCTGGCTTCCGCTAAGACCTACGCTGATGGTCTGGCTGTCAACTACGATGCTAAGGGCTCTGCTACAACCGCTGAGACCAATGCTAAGGCTTACGCTGATGGTCTGAACACCACCATGGACGGCCGTGTTGCCGCTGTTGAGACCGCTCTGGAGGTTGGCACGTTCTGATCGCCCCTGTTGTTTATCCGCCCCGCTTCTCGCGGGGCTATTCTTTATAAAGGAGGGGGTGCGAAATGGGCTATTACTTCCGAACCTATGAGACGGTGCTCAGCAAGGCTCAGAATACAACCACTGTGCCGATTGTGCCGGGACGTTATCTGATCTGCACAGACACCGGCGATGTCTTCTACGACACCAAGGATAAGGTTCGCAAGCACCTGACCGACATCATTGATGTAGCTACCGAGTCGGCTCGACAAGCAATTCTTGCGCCGATGGAGCGTTTCTACTTCGTGAAAGAAACGGCTCACCTGTGGCGTTATACCGGCGGGGCATGGGTTGACCTCACCCCCGGCTATGAGACAGAGGCGGTGTTTACTACCCTGTCGGCGGCTGCTTGGAGCAATAAGACGCAGGCTCTGACGATTAAAGGATTGGCTGCCAGCCAGAACGGCGTTATCAGTCTGACGCAGAATATCTCGGCGGCCGCTTTGAAAGCTGCTAAGAAAGCATCTCTGCGTGCTACCGGTCAGGCTGCAAATTCGCTGACGATGACTGCGGATGGCACTGTTCCGACCGTAGACATCCCTGTTGTGGTTATCCTGATGAGCACAGCATCTTAAAAGATAAGCCGGGGCTCCCCGGCTTTTTCTTTACCAATTTTCAATAAAACGCGAAAGGAGCTGTCATGGCTCGCAAAAGAAGAAAAAAGCGTAAGCTCGAGTTCTCCAAGCTGATTCTGGTCTTTGAAACCGTACTCGTGGCTTATGTGTCGCACAGGGTTCTCGGTTTTGTCGGACGGGCGATTGAGTTGGACTACACCGGCTCTCTCCCCTATCTGACGACCTTTATCTCTGCTGTCTGGGCGGCATATGGTACGAGCGTCAGCTTTTATCAGAGCAAAAGCGGCAAGGAGAACATAAAAAAAATTGAGATCGCGCCGCCAGTTTCTTATACGGATACCGACTTCGGATATGAGAACGACGACCGCGACTGCTGATAACTTTTAAGTATATTTTATGCCCGAAAGGAGGCAATTATGGATACTAATCAGATTGTGCAGCTCATTGTGGCTATTCTTACCGGTCTGGCAACCTGCATCCCGCTTGCTGTGAAGCTGGTGGAGTATGTGAAGACGGCGACTAAGGAAAAGAACTGGGCGAACCTGCTCGGCCTCGTTATGTCCCTGATGGAACAAGCTGAGAAGAAGTTCGACGACGGCGCGACCAGAAAAGAATGGGTCATGGCGATGGTCAAGGCTTCGGCTGACTACATCAATTACCCTGTAGACGAGGATACGCTGTCCAAGATGATCGACAGTCTTTGTGATATGTCCAAGGTTGTAAATGGCACGACCGAACAGGAGGTAGAGACCGTATGAAGACCCAGTATGGCTTTACACTCATGACGATTGGCGAGTTTGAGACTTGGCTGACCCAGCAGAAGGTTACTCGCAGGATCACCGTAATTCAGGAGCATCACACTTGGTCTCCCTGCTATAAGCAGTTCAACGGCTCGAATCACCTCCAGTTACAGAAGAATATGCGTGACTATCATGTCAACAGCGCAGGCTACGCAGACATCGCACAGAACTTCACGGTATTCCCTGATGGTATGATCTGCACTGGTCGTTCGATGAACGTCGCACCGGCCGGTTGTCGTGGAGCAAACACGAACGGCATCTGCATTGAGAACCTTGGCAACTTTGACGTTGGTGGCGACAAGATGAATGCTGCCCAGAAGGATGTTATCGTTCGCATGGCAGCGGCGCTGCTGAAGAAGTTCAAGCTCTCGCCGGAGACCGGTATCACCTATCATGCGTGGTGGACGGATAGCGGCAAGTCGCTGGGAACTTACATCTCAAGCCGTTCTTGTAAGACCTGCCCGGGCACCGCTTTCTTCGGCGGCAACACCCGCGCAAGTTACGACAAGAACTTGAAGCCGCTGATCGTGAAGGCTATGAATGGCACTTATAACGTGCCGGTAAAGGAGGAAGAAGAAGTGACTCAGGAACAGTTTAACAAGATGATGGATACTTATCTGGCCGGCCTTGCTAAGCAGCAGCCGAGCTCTTGGTCTGAGACTGCTCGTAAGTGGGCTGAAGGCATCGGCCTGATTAAGGGCGACGACAAGGGCAATAAGAACTACAAGAGCTTCTGCACGAGAGAGCAGATGGTTCAGTTCTTGTATCGATTTAAGGATATGAAGTAAGTTTTGGGGCGCGTTTGCGCCCCATTTTTTACGAATTCTGTACAAAAGCAGAAAGAACCGGGCTTTTTTACAACTCGGTTCTTTATTATGTATATATAGTTTCGTTCATGTTTATTGCTTGTAATGTTGCGCATATTCTGCTAATCGGTGCACTGATCCATCGTTGGATTAGCCTCATGCGTGCCAACGGTAATGCTGTCCAGCGCACAGTAAGAAGCGGTCGGACAATGGTTTGCGCACTGCTCCACCGTGCAGTGGATAGACTTGTTGCAGCGATCGTTACTCATAGAGAATGACCTCCTTTTGTGATTTCGGTAATATTATCTCACTCGTTTCCACAAATTATACTTTGGAATTGCGGAAATGCTTTCCGTTGTGCTATACTAAAACAAAAAACATTACAATAAAGGTTGTGACATTCATGCAAAAGGGAGATTCCGCGAAGCTCAAGCTGCTGCTGGCAGGCATTTCAGCACGGCTGACCAAAAACCGCGATTTTTTTTGTGCAGGCAGACTGCACCCTGGTTTCCGGCAAAAAGAAATTTGACGCAAAGCTGTCCCGCGCGGACGAGGACTACACGCTGCATTTTCAGGGCAGCGACCGCCGCGTAGACGCGGCTGAATTCTGCGTCTTCTTTGCCGAGCAGGCTGAAAAATACGACGAGAGCGTGCTCACCTATACCGAGCGCAGCACGGTCGTTACGCTGTCCGTGACGGCACGCGGCGTACAGATGAAGCAGGCCGAGCGCGAAGCGACCGCCGAGGAAAAGGCGGCTGCCGCCAATCCGCTGCTCGACAGCGGCCGGCAGTACCTCATTCGTGTCGATCAGGCGGCGGCGCTGCTGCGCGAGATCGGCATCCTGACCGCAGACGGCAAGCTGAAGAACGACATGATCCGCAAGTACAATCAGATCGACCACTACGTTGAGCTGGTTGCGCCCATGTTTGAGCAGGACGACAGCGATGAAATTGTGCTGCTGGACTGCGCCTGCGGCAAATCCTACCTCAGCTTTGTCATGAATTACTACATCCACGAGGTACTGCATCGCCGCTGCCGTGTCATCGGCGTGGACATCAAGGAGCACGTTATCGATGAGAGCCGTGCAATGGCCAAGCGTCTCGGTTATCATAATATGACGTTCATCTGCGCGGATCTGCGGACGTACCAGCCGCCGAAAAACGTCACTGCTGTGATTTCACTGCACGCGTGCGACATTGCGACCGATCTGGCTCTTGGCACAGCTATCCGCGCCAAGGCGAAATACATCGCGTGCGTGCCGTGCTGCCACAAGGAGCTGCTCGATCAGTACACCATGCCCGGACTCGAGCCGCTGACTAAATTCGGCGTATTCAAGGCGCGCTTCAACGATGTGCTGACCGACAGCATGCGTACGCTCAAGCTGGAAGCCGAAGGCTACAAGGTTTCTGTCGTTGAGTATATTTCGCCGCTCGATACCCCGAAGAACCTGCTCATCCGCGCAACGCGCACCGGCAAGGTGAACCACCGCGCGAAAGCCGAGTACGACGCCGTGCGCCGCACGCTCGGCACGACCTCGGAGCTTGACCGCCGATGCGCGGAACTCGACAACGAGTTTTTCGTCACCGATGAGGACTTGATGGGTTAATTCCCCTGTTTGCGTTTTCCATGTGCATTTCAGACAATCTGCCGGATACGCTCTTGCTCTTTGAGCAAATCTGCATTACAATTTTTGTATGCTCTCACGGAGGTAATGCCTGTGAAACCACCCGACAAAGGCATGCTGCTCTCGTCGCGTGTGGACTTTACCATTCCGTCTCCGTTTGCGCGGGAGCACCTTTCCTGCGGCGAAAGCGCGGCTTCAACAGTACAAGCCACTTTTCCCGCGCATTCCGCAACCGTGAAAAAATGACGCCGAGCAAATTCCACTCCATGAACTTCTGATGTTAATTTCTGCATAGAACAGGTTAATTCCCTGCCATGACTCTGTGTGATTTTGTTCTATAATAGAGGCATAAAGAGAGCCGTGAAGAACAAAAGGAGGCACAGATCATGGAGAAGAAAACGATTTCGGCAGGTATCATCGGTGCGGGCGGCTTTATCGGTCAGGAGCACCTTGAACGACTCATCCACGAGATCGGCATGGAAATTGTATGTGAAAAGGACACGATTCGTCTGCCGCTGCCCGCAGAACCGATCGTCCGTTCGCGTCTCAAGGTTGACAACGAGATTATGGACAACTGGGCAGAGCGTTTCCCGAAGGCGTATGATAACGAGCTGCAGCACTGGATCAACCATCTGCGCGGCATTGAGCCGACCGCAGGTCCGGGCAACAAGGACGGCTTTGCAGCCTGCTGCATCGCGGATGCAATGATCGCATCGCAGACCTCGGAAGCTGAAATTTGGTATGGTCGGCGGCAGGCTTGGTTCGTACATCGGCAAATTCCACCGCTGGGGCGCTATGCTGGACGATTCCGCTGAGCTGGTCTGCGGCTGCTTCTCCCGCAGTATGGACAGAAACCGCGCGACCGCTGAGGCGTATCATCTGCCCGACACCAGCCGCGTATATGCAGATTTCCGTGAAATGGCAGATAAGGAGTCCGCGCGTGAGGACGGTATTGATTTTGTCTCCATCATGACGGCAAACGATACGCATTACGAAATCGCAAAGTGCTTTCTTGAGCATGACATCCACGTTATATGCGACAAGCCGCTTGCGCTCCGCACCGAGGAAGCCGAGGAGCTTGCCCGCATTGCGGAGGAGCGCGGTCTGCTGTTCAGCATAACGTATTCGTACACTGGCTATGCACTCATCCGTCAGGCGCGTGAGATGATCTGCGCAGGCGCAATCGGCGATATTCTGCATGTCCGTGTGCAGCATCCGGAGGACTGGGTCATTTCCAGTGCGGTTGACGGCAAGGTGGACACCTCGGCATGGCGTTTTCAGCCGGAAAAGGTCGGTTCTTCGCTGTGTACAAACAATCTCGGCACACATGCAGAGCAGATGGCGCAGTTTACCGGCCTGCACGTCAAGCACGTGCTGGCGATGATGGACACCTATCCGCGTGATCTGCCGCTCGATACCAACGTAAATGTGCTGATGGACTTCGGGGGCGGCGTAACCGGTACGCTCTGGGCATCCCAGATTGCGATTGGACACGAGTGCGACAGCGGCATCTACGTCATCGGCACCGGGCGTTCTCGAATATTTACCGTTCGTTCTGTAATGTGCTCTCCGACCGCAAGGCAGGTCGTGAGAACACGACCGACACCTTTCCGACTGTGGAGGAAGGCGTGCTCGGCGTTCGCTTTGTCGAGGCCTGTGTGCGCAGCCATACGGCCGGAGGCGTCTGGATGGACGTATAAAGCAGCCCCATCCCTCTTTGACGGAAGTCCCCCTGTATTGAAGGTACAGAGGGACTTCTTAATGTAACACCCCGGAAAATCTCCGAATAGATTGATACTGAAGTTGCTTCAATTTGTAATTCCGAAAAATCTCAGCTATATCTAACGATTTATGCATCAAAAATCACAGGTGACACATTAAATGACACACAAAAGAGAAAAAAGGGAGGGCTTCGCGCCCTCCCTTCTCTTATCCGCCATACCCCGGAATAACCGTTCTCGGGTCAATGCTCTGTCCGTTCTTATGCACTCTCAGGTGCAGGTGTGGAGCGGAACTGCTGCCGGTGGAGCCGATCACGCCGACCTGCTGACCTGCGCTTACCGTGTCTCCCTGCTTAACCGTAGCCTTCTGCAAGTGACCGTACAGCGAGGTATAGCCGTTGCCGTGATCTACTACAACATAGTTGCCGTAGCCGTTCTCATCGTAGCCAACCTCAGTAACCTTACCGCCGCCGATACTGTCCGCCGCCTGACCGTTCAGATTGCCGCCTGTGCCGCCAATATCAATACCGTCATGGTTGGAACTGCCGTATCCGACGGAGGTTTTCGGTGCGTTTCTGCCGCCGTATCCGCTGGTTACAACAGAGTTGCTTGCCGTAGTCGGATTAACAAATCCCGCGCTGCTGGTTTTCTGCGAAGCCGATGAACGGTTTACATTGATACCGGTGTTCAAACCGCTTTCTTCCGGCAGTTTGCCGCCACTGGTGTAATGTCCGTCAATCTTTTTGTAGCCGAGCGCATGCATAACTGCCGCATACTCATTGTAGTTCGCCGTGTTCTGGCTGACAACCTTTGCAACTGCCGCCAGTTTCGCACCAGATTTGCCCTTTTCATAGGTAACACCGCTTGCCGCAGACTTAATCTGTGCGTACTGCGCTGCGCTGATACCGGCGCTTTCCACTTCTCCGATAGCGGCTTTTTCCTTTGTGCCGCCGTTCTCACGAATCATATCAAACGTATAGTTTGCAGGGTCAGCCTTAACCATCGAATAGAACTTGAACGTATCTTCCAGCGCCTGCCGCTTTTCACCGGTATACCCCTTGGAATCGAGGTAATACGAAAACTCCGTAGCCTCCAAAGAAGCGCGTCCCTTCTCGATATCCTCACCCTCTTTGGTAATTGCCTGCTTCTGTATCATCGCATCTACATACTCCTCAGCCGTCACCTTGTCGCTGATTTCGCTGTACTTCTCCCACTGGCTGTCAGAGGTGCCCTTGATAAGCAGCGTATGATACAGTCCGTTCTTCTCCTGCTCAGAAAGCGACTTGTCGCTCTTGATGGAGTTAAACGTCTGGTCTCGTGCTTCCCATCCCTCCATATCGTTGTTCAGGCTGTCCTCCATCTCCTTGTAGGCGTAGTACAAACCCGGCTCAATGCCGCTTTCGCTTACAATCTTCGTTGTGCCGTCCAGTTCCTTCTTGTATACCTTGTTCGCCGCAATCGCCTTTGCATACTTGTAAATATCCGCAACCGCTTCGATTCTCTCATCGTTCGACATTTGCTTGTACGCCTCGGATTTTGTCAGCTTGTCGATTGCATCGAGCGAGATTTTACCGCTCTGGCTTGTCAGTGTGGAATATTCCTGCGCGGTGAGGAACTTCTTCGTGCCGTCCTCAGCCTTGTAATACTTCTGCGGCTTGCTTGGCAAAACAGAGTTGTCGCCGGTTGCCTGATACAGCTCTTTGAGCGCCTTTTCTGCCTGTGTGCCCTTTGCATCCGCCAGATAGCCCGGCGAGAAGAAGTTGTACGCCGCGCGTGCGAACACATTGTCCGGTCCGTTTTTCTGTTCGCGCCCCCATACATCCGTGTATGCAGGTGTCTGGTATTTTTGCAAAAATGGAATCTGGAACACGCCAGAAACTTTGTTCTGCTGCCGCTGTAAAAATTTCTGCAAGCTCGACGGAACAGGACTGTTCTTGTCCGCATAAGTCGTTCTGCGTGTATTGTCGATCGTGCGCGAAATCTGACCAAACAACGTCGGCACAAACTGACCGCCAAAGTTGGTTGCAATGTTGCTTGCAATGCCAAACAGCGGATTGCTCTTGCTGTATGCCGCGCTCGTAACCGTCGAGCCAACGCCGGACAGCATCGTCATATTGAGCATCGGGTCGAACATGCGGCTGACCGTTGCCATTGCCTGGTTGAATGCCGTCTCGTCGTCGTCGTACTTCTGGTGCAGTGCTTCATACAGTTCGCCGCCCATCGCAAGCGGCACAACAGCCGGAGACGCCCAGTCAATCGTGTACGACTTGCCGAACAGGTTGATTGCATACTCCTGCTGACCCATGCCCGCGTCAAGGTTTGCTTCCTTGTCGTCGTCGCTCGAACCTGCCGAGAAAATGCCTTGCGCTGCAAGGAACGCGCCGAGCGCCGCAACGCCCGAACCGGTGAGACCCTGTCCGATATGGTCGATCATCTTGGTTGCGTCCATGTTGCCCTTCTTGACCTGCACCGCGTCATAGGTGATTGCTTTCAGCAGTCCGACCGGCGACAGCTCAAACGAGCGCTTTGCAACGTTGATTGGCGTGCGCTTGAACGGCACAAGCGAGCCGATAATAACTTCTGTTGCCTTGTTCTTCTTTTCCAGTCGGCTGAGCGTGTCTGCCAGCGCCGACGCATCCTGAAACGTTGCGATCTTCGCGTCCTGAATCGCGTGCTGACGCGCCTCGTTCAGCTGCGCTTCCGTCAGATTGTTCACGTCCCAGCCGCGCGCCGTCAGGAAGTTACCCATGCTGTCAATGTAGGATTTCTTCTTAAAAACCTGATCTTCCGCGTCAAGCGCCCAGGTGTTCACGTCCATCACCTTTTGCAGCGGCTTCGGAAACAGCTTCTGCCGCTGCTTGATTTCGCTCATTTCGGTTTTGTAGGCATTGCCGCTGAGTTCCGCCTCGACGTTTGCATAGTCCGCCTTGGCAAACTGCTTCGCGGCCTTGCTCGTATGCAGCGCACGGGTTCGCTTTTCCTGCGGCAAAAACTTCTGTCCGACTGCCGAAACCTTGTGACTGGTATCGAGCGCCGCCGCAGAGGCTACGTTGCCCATAATGTTGCGGATATGCGTGCGCGGATTACCCAGCATCGCAAAGTAGCGCCATGCGTTCAGCATGTCGCCTGCCGTCTTAGGAATCTGCTGCGCAACGTCATTGTAAATCTTGTCAGTGATTTCTGCACGCGCTTCATCGGTCTCTGCCTGCAAAAACTCTTTCGCTAAGTCCTCATTCAGTTTAAGTCCGTACCGGTCTGCGACTTCCGCTGCCGGAACGCCCTGTTTCTTAGCCGCCTTGTTCGCCTGCTTGTCAAACCGCGACTGATACTCCTGTTGAATCTTCTGTACAGCCTTCTGCAAGTAGTAAAGCTGACCTTCCGGCGTGGTCTTTTTGAGCAGCTTAAACGCATTTACACCGCGTCCGAGCGCCGTACCCTGTACCGCAAGATCACCCGCGAGCTTCATTGCCGTCTGCGTGTCGCCCGCTTCGACCGCCGCCGTGTACATCATCTGGCCGAGTGCAATATCATCGTCCGTAACGGCTCTGCGGTCGTCCGTCACTTCCTCCCACTGGTCAAACGCGCCCTGCCATCCCTTCTTCTGAATGGTTTTCGTCGCACCGCTGAGTGTTTTTTTCAGCGACTTCACATCATGTGAAAACAAACCCTCTGCAACATGGTTTTCCAGTGCCGGAATGAGGCTGTCCGGTGTCACGCCGCTTTCCATGATCGTTCTTGCAACATTGCTTACCCTGTCCGTGCCGTTCGTACTCTGCGGTACATCCACCATGCGCGCTGGGTTCATGCCCTCCGGAATCGCGCCGTAGTCATTCACCATCTTGGAATACGTGTCAAATCCGGTTTCCGCCGCACCCACCGAGCTTTCCGCATTCACTTCCGCTTTTGTCAGCTTGGGGTTAATGTCCGCCTGCTGTGCCGCCGCCTGCGCGTTTTCCTGCATCGGCTGTGTAATTTCCGGCGGTGCAGTCTGAACGCCCGTCTGCGCCGCCTCAGCCCCCGCACGGGTCAACTTCGGCATAATGTCGTTCTGCGCCTTCCGCACGTCTGCAAGCGTCGGTGCGCTCTGCGTCTGCGCCGCACCGGACACGCCCTGTCCGGTGCCTGTATTTAGCGGTGTCTGCGGTGTTCCCTGCTGTGCCGGAGACACAATACCGTTTCGTGCCGCATTGGTGTCTCGAATATCCTTGGTGTATCCGCGTTCGCCGCGCTGAATAACCAGATTACCGCCTACAATCTCAGCCGAAAGCACGTCATTCCCCAGCGTGTTTCCTGCGCGCTGGATTTCCAGTGCGGTCTTGATATCGGTTGCAAGGTTAGCGCCAATCCAAGAGCCGCCGCCGTTCCGGATATCGCGGTTCACCATTTCCGCCGCAATCTGCGCCGCCTCGGATTTCTTCGGCTTTCTGCCGTTCTTGCTGTAAAAATCCGAATACCACTGTTCGTTATTGCTTGCACGAACGCCTGTGCCGTCCTCGTTCCGAATGACCGAAACGCCTTGCGGTTTGTAGTCCTTGACGTACTGTTCCGCCGCCTGCAGCGCTTCATTGTATCTGTCGAACGTATCGCCGACAATCTCATCTACATACTGCTGCACCGAAACGCCTGTTTTGTTTGCGCTGTCCTGCAGCAGTTTTGCCCACTGCATTTCATTGCCGGTAAGTCCGCCGTTCGGTTTGCCCGCTTCATCAACCGAATACTGCGGAATTGTCTCCGTGCCGGTCACACGGTCACTGAACCGCGTCTTCGTCTGTCTGCCCTCCGGCAGATACATGCGCGGCGCCAGTCTGTCCGACACCTGTCCGTTTTCCGAAGCGTAGAACACGTTCGGGAACGCATTCATTTCACCGGACACACCGCCGTTTCTGTCAACATACATTACGTCCGGTGTCCGGATCTGGTTAAACGCACGCTGATTGTACGCCGTGCCCTGTTCACCCGCATACATCGTGTTCGCCGTTCTCGTATTGCCCTCCGGCAGTGCAAGCCACTGTGCCGTCGGAAGCGCCTGCGCCGTCTCCGGGTGCAGACGGTCATACATTGCATCAGCTGCCCGCATATCCGCGTTTGCGTCATGGATAGAGGTGGTTGTCTCAGCCGGTGCAGTACCGTATCTCCGGTTTGCCATTCGTCCCGCAAGGCCGCTTGCGCCCTGCATAACGCCTGCCAATGCAATGCCGCCCTTCGCACTGTCCCAAAGCTCCTGCGCCGTTGCGTTCTGTGCGTTCTTGTCATAGGTTGCACGCTTGAGGTACGGATTTACCAACGTGCTTGCCGCTTCCTCTACGCCCTCACCGAGAATATCAAGTGCGCGACCAAGCACGCCGCCTCCGGTGTTGATTGCGCCCTCGTTCAGTCCGGGAATACCGCCGAACATCTTCTCCGTGCCGACCTCGGTTAAACCGCTGCCCGCACCGTAAGCAAGCGCCTGATTGAGACTTGCGCCATCGTTCAGCGCTTCGCGTGCACCGCTCGCCGCCGAATCGCCAAAGATTGCCGCTAAACTTGCATTCGCAAGAGGTGCTTTATCCAGCAGAGAGGAAACCTTGCTTGCCGTACCGGTTGCCGCACCCAGCGTCATGCCCGGCAGCATACGCGCACCGGAGCCTGCAAGCTCCTGCGATTTCTTTGCCGAACCGACAGGCTGTGCCCAGTCGTTCACCTTCTGCATTGCAGAATCCGCGAAGCTGGTGTTTACCGTATTCTTTGCAACATCTTCCCAGAACTGGCCCGCATCCTGCTTGCCTGCCAGTTTCAGCGCGCCGCTCAGTGCGTTTTCAGCCGCAGAGGTGGCATAGCGTGCTCCGTTTTCTACCGCACCCGCTGCATTGAGTGCTGCATTTGCAACGCCGCTTCCCCACGCCTTGCCCGCACTTTGCTTGCTGATCGCATCCGCTTCATCGTTCAGCCGCTTGTACAGCTGATACATCGCGTCCGCCTGTTTTTTGTTCGTCGTGCTCATCTTGCTGTACTGGTCATCGCCGTTGATACCGGCAGCCGCCAGTTTCGGATGAGAAATCAGCCACGGCACCGCAGCCAGCTTTTCTCCTGCATTGCGGTTTTTCATGTCCATAGCGATCAGATACGGATACTGCTTCTGCATCCGGTCAATCTCGTTGTTCAGTTCGTCATACCGTGACTGTCTCTGCTCCTGTGTCTGATAGTTCTGCCCAAACGCTGCATTTCTCGCCGTCTCAACCACCGGCTTGGAAACATTGGTCTTTCCGCCACTGGCTTTTGGCAGATACGTCGCGCCGGTATCGCCATTGTACGTCATGCCGAACTTCTTGCGGATACGGTCGTTAGTCGCGTGCAGGCGTGTCTTTTCTGCTGCATCCGACGTGTTGTGCCACGCCATGGAGTTGGCATTCAGCGTATCAATCGCTTTCTGCCGTTCTTCCTTCTCATTCCACGTCTTTCCGGTGCCGGTTTTCGTCGTTGCCATCTGATTTCGTGCATTGATCGTGCGGTTTGCATCTGCCGTTCTGCCAGCCCGTGCGCGTCTATCGTTTGACCGCAACGGCGTGTACACCTGCTGTGCCGCAGCATAAGGCGTAGCCTTTCTGGTACTGCCGCCGGTAAGGTAACTACTGCCCTGTCTCAGCGTCGTGCTCTGCCGTCTCTCCGCATCCGCCTTGCGTGCTGCGCTTGCGCGGCGGTCTGTGGTGGTCTTGGCACCTCCGTTTTTTGAGCCGCCGAATGAGCTGCCCAGCGAGCTGTTCATCCGCGTTTTGCTTACCGTGCTTCTGGTCGTTCCTGTGCTCTGTCGTGTATTTCGGCTTCCGCCCTTAGCGGAGATCGTCTGCTTCGGTGCGTTCTTGTGCGTCGCATTGTACTGCTGAATCAGTGCCTTGTTCTGCTTCTGTTTTGCTTTGATCTTAGCGTTTTTCTTTGCCTGTTCAAGCTGCTCTCTGCGGCCCTTGCTTAATGCCATTGTACGCCTCCATAAAAGAAGGGGCGGTTAAGCCGCCCCCGTATTGTTTAGTAGTAATTCGAGTTGTAGGTACCCTGACCGTAAACCGCTCCGGTAGGAATGCCGAGCACTGCTGCAATCTGTGCCGTTGCACCGCGATTGCCCATACCCTCCCAGAGTTTGAGGTAGTAATCACGCATAGCATTCTGCTGATCGTTCTTAAACGACTGGTCATACTGCGACTGCTGCATATCCTGTGCTCGTTTGTTGTACGCAATGTTTGCAAGCGTCTGCTGTGCGTCAAGCGTCGGCATGCCGCCAGAATAGCCCATTGCGTTGTTATAGTTGAACAGATTGCCAATTGCGTTCTGTCGCATCTGCTCCTGCTGTGCAAGGATGTTCTGCTGTGCATTCGCCTGCTGCGCCATCAGTTCTGCAACGCTCTGCAAGCCCTGATTGGCCGTCGTATTGTAGGCGTTTGCCGCCTGATTTTCCAGATTGGCGAGGGCGTTCGCACGCGCCTGCTCGTTCTGGTTATACGCCGCATTGTAGGCGTTGTTCTGCTGAACCATCGAGCTTTCCGCCGCACCCTGACCGGAAATGCCCGCCGCCGCAAGCTGTCCGGGGAGATCGCGCTGTGCGGTTCGGTAGTTGATATATGCCTGCCGTGCTGCATCATCATAGCTCTGGTTCATCGTCGGCATCAGCTGTCGGTACTGCGCCGCTGCCTGTTCCGCCGCCTGTGTGTACGCATCCTGCTGCTTGGAGATCGCATCCTCGTAATACTGGTTGTACTGATCTGCATATTTCTGAGTCTGCCGCAGCTGATTGATATATGCCTGCATGGCAAGCTGGTTCTGATCGTCCACATACTGATTCAGATTAGCATTTGCCTGTGCTTTTTTCTGTCGTGCATCCGCAATAGACTGCAAATAGTCAATGTCAGTCGAGCCGCCGTTTACCGACTGCCAGAACGTGTTGCCGAGGTCGGTATTCTTGTAGTCCGCACTCGGAATCGAACTGTGATTGTTGTTCTGGTTTTTGAGCTGATTGTAAGCGTTCAGGCCGATATTAGCCAGTCCGCCGATCAGGTTTCCGGCTGCCGCAGCCGATTTACTGCCCGCAGTCGGTGCGCTCCATGTGCCCGTCTTGCCGTCATAGGTGTAGCCGTGACTGCTGTACAGTGCCTTGTTCTTCTCCTGCAGCGTTTTTTTCGTTGCTGCATCTGCCGTGTGCCACGCCTGCGAGTTTGCCTGCGCCTGTTTCAGCCAGTCCGGCGTAGCGGCTGCGCTGCTTGCTGTGCTGCCCGTCGTGTTGTTTGACGAGCCGCCGGAAGAACTGCTGCTGCCGCGATTCGACGAGCTCGAAGAAGAGCTGCTCGTGTTGTTCTTCTTTGTGTTTGCCGCAATGGTGTTCTTAATGCCTGTTCCCAGTGCCTTTCCGATTGCGCCCCACGCACTTTTCGCCATATACTTCTCTCCTTTTCGTAAAATAAAAGCAGGTGTTTCCACCTGCTTTTTGTGTTTAGTTGTGTTTTACAACATTCTCGTAGTATGCCGCCAGTTTGTCTTCCACTGCATCCTTGTCACACAGCCAAAACGACTTTGCCATGTCCGCGTAAAATTCATCATTGCCTACGCCGTGGCGCTCTGCAACCTCGCTGAGGTCGCTGTACACTGCGTTCATCGCAACCCAGAATTTCACCGGATTGCAGTTTATTCCGCGCCGCTGCATCAATTCCGTGGTCTGGTCCAGTGTCCAGTGTGCGCCGGTCGAGCCGTCGGCGTTCTTCATGCCGCGCACCCAGCGTTCCGCCATTTCACGGTTGAGCTTCGCGCCGCTGCCGCGTGCATAGCCGAGCTGTTTGTCGCTGCCGTGTGTCTTGTCCCCTACATACGAAGTATCCCCCATACGCATAGGTTCATCACGAAACCCAATCGGGCGCATACCCTCTTCATGGTATGTCGGCATCTCGTCATACTCGGGATATTCCGCGCTGCTGTGCGGGGCAAATCTGCCGTTGGAATAGCGCGTATAACCGCGCATCTCCGGTTCTCTGCCGCCGTGGAATCGTTCGTCGTAGTAGCTCTGCGGCTCATCATAACCGTAAGGCTCGATATAACGGTTACGCGGCATTTCATAACGCACGCCGTAATGATCACGGCTTTCCGGATACGCCTTGCGGTTTCTCCATTCCTCCGGTGTAAAGTCGCTTCTGCGGTTTCGCTGCATCAGCAGCATCATAGTACCTCTTTTCATGCCGTCACCCCCTTACGTTGTCGGTGCAGTTCCGTTGATGGACCGCAGCGCGTTAGAGTGAGAGCAGCAGGAATTACCGAGCATACGGAAACTGCCTCCGTTTGCCGAAGTGACCACCCGGCAAAGGTACTTGTGGCGGGTATCCAGATTAAACACTGTCGCCTGAGCACCGTTGCATTTCAGCAGCGGATACGTTACCGTTCCGTCCCCGATGGTGATTACCACCGGCGCGCCGATGATCGTTGTTGACGGAATGTTTTGCGCGATTACTATTCCGTAAACGCAGCCGTTCTGGTAGTCCCCCGCCGGAATGTTCACCGTCAGCACGCCGCTTGTGTAAGTGACCGCCTGTGAGATACGCAGGTTCGGACACAGTTTTTGTACAGGCTTGCAAGCCATAACTATTCCCTCCTGTCAAAGGCAGGGGGATTGCTCCCCCTCCTGAATATCGTATCTCAGCAGCCGCAGGTGTTGCAGCCGCAGCCGGAAAACTGGTAAGGTGCCGGAACCGGGAACGCCGGTACCGGAGCCGGACGCAGAGCGTTTACAAGGTAGTTGTTCTGCGCCTCCTGAGAAGCCGCGAACTTCAAGGTCTGGTTCTCGTTCTGAAGCGCCGCGATCTTCTCCGCCTGACGGGTGTTCTCCATCTGGTCAAGGCGTGCAATAATGCGGTCGGTGTCGTTGTGCGCAGTCTGGATAATGTCACGCGCATTGGTAGCCGCGTTGTAGTTGGTCTCGCAGAAACCGCGCTCGATCTGACGCTGCGTGTCGCAGCAGCAGCTTGCCATCTGCGTACCCAGTGCGGTCAGGCCCGCGGTCACGCCGTTAAAGCCGTTGTTCATGTTGGTGTTTACGCCGTTGATAAGCTGGGCGTTCTGATAGCCGAGCTGGCAAACCGAATTGTCCACGCCGTGGAAGCCGTTAGAAACCGCGCTGCCGAGCGTATTGAAGCCGGTCAGCATACCGTTGTTCATGCTGTAAAAGCCGTTGCACAATCCGTCCTGAATGCCGAGAACGGAACGGGAAAGGTTGTTGAAATTGAACTCGCTGCACAGGTCAGAGCGAGTAACCGCGCCCTGATAGCCTGCACCGTTGCCGCCGTTGTTGCCCCAGCCCCAGCCGTTGCCGCCGAAAATCAGTGCAATGATGAGGAAAGCGAAAATCCAGGAACCGTTGCCGCCCCACATACCGTCATTGCCGCCGCCGTTGTTGTCAGAACCGAGAGCGTAGCCGGTTGCAAAATCGTTATCCATTTGAAAATCTCCTTTTCAGTATATATTTGAACGGAACCGCGCGTATTCCGAACATGACAAATTCATGCCGGATTTTTCTTCAAGATTCCGTAACTGAAAAGGGAACCGTAAAAAATCGTCTGTTTTTTTACAGTTTCGTATTTACTTGATCTTCATGCCGAACTGCTGTGCAAACTGGTCGAGGTCGATTCCCCGCTCTTTGGCAATGTTCATCGCCATCTGCCGCAGCGCGTCCGGACTCTTGCCCTGCATACTCTGCATCAGCTGACCGACAATCGGATTATTGCCCGTCATCTGCTGCAAAAGCGCCGTCGGGTTTCCGCCGTGCTGCATCAGCTGCAAAACCTGCATCATCGGGTTATTCATCATGCTTCGTCCCTCCCAACTGGTCGCAGAGCGTGTTAAACCGTGCTTTCAGCTCGTCAAACTCACTTCTCGGAACGAACTTTTCCGTTTCCAAGGGTTTATTTATTTCCGGCTCCTGCACTCTGCGGTACAAAGCAAAGTCCGCGCAGCCGGTTTGCAGGTTTAATTGTTTGGTGTAGATCGCGCCGTGTGCCGTGTCCGGCATAATAGTCAATGCGCCCGTGAAATCGGTCTGTACGGCACGCGCTTCTTCCACGCTTGCAACAGGCCTGACAAGGTGCTGCGGCGACTGTACGGGTTGCTGAACCTGCTGCTGCGGGTACTGCTGCGACGGATACTGCGGCGTATAACCGCCGTATCCGTAAGGTGCTCCATATGCCATTAGCCCAGCACCTCCGTAACGTGTTCACTGATGGACTTGCGCGCAGCCTCTTTGTATGCAAGATATTCCTCCAGATACTCCGTGTTGCCTGCTTCGCGGTAGTCCTCTGCAACGCGCCGAGCGCAAACAGGGTCGTAGCCCAGCAACTCAAGACGTTGTTCGTAACTCATAGGCGTTCACTCCTTATACTTTCAGTATAAGGCTTTTCGCCGTCCCGAACCTGTCATAAAACTCGCAATATTTTACGTTTGATGCAGTTTAGCTTGCGGTACACGGTGCTTTCGCTCATATGCAGTGTAAGTCCAATCTCAACGATAGAACGCGCCGATGTCCTCATGTCGAACACGGCGCGTTCCTCGTCTGTAAAGTTGCATTCCTGCCGGAGGTATTCCACCTCCGGTCTTGTAAACTCCGTTAATTTCATGCGGTTATCCCCTTGTTATGGTGTCACCGCATATCTTTCCCCTCGTTTTTTCTCTTAGTCGTACAAATGTGCTCTGTCGTTGATAACCAGCAGGCGCAGCAGGTCAGTGCTCAGTGCTAGCTTGCCCTTATCGTCGCCCCGCAAAAAGCCCTTGTTCACCAGCTTCTGTACGGTTGCCTTGCCCCATGCGGGTACTGCGTCTACCGTGTCGTAAACCTTCTTTGCCTTTTCAGCGTTGGCAATCTCCTGTTTTGCGATTGCACGGGTTTGTGCTTCCGTCATGTCCTCAACCTCTTTCTCTGCAAGCATTTTCTTAAAGTTTTCCCACTGCTTGGGATTGCGTACCCACGGTTCGGGGCAGTCTTTGTGCGTAACGTCATAGTGGCGGCATACGCGCGATACCGGCACATGGTACTTTGCCATCAGCTCACGGGTCAGCTTTGCGGCGCGCTTCATGGTCTCTTCCGGGATAACGTACACGCCATTACGGATAACGCTGCACATTTCAATGCCGATGGAATTAGCGTTGCGGCAGTCGTTGTAGTAACTGCCGCCGCGTTCCTTGCCGCAATGCCATGCCGTGTCGCCGTCCTTTACGCTCTGCACGATTCTTTCCGTGTCTACGAAATAATGTGCGCTTGCGTTCAAACCGCCCTCACGCGCGAAGTAATCCGCATTGTTCTGTGCCGTATCGCCGTTGTTGGACGTAAAGTGTAAGCAAATCCAGTTGATTGGGAACTCTCTGCCCTTGCGGTAGTTGCGGGGATTGCACTGCTTAAACGGAATACTCATTTACTCACCCTTCTTCTTTGGTGCGGTGTAGGTCAGCGCGTTCTCGGAATCCGTTACGCCCGCCGTCGTCGGGTCAATAAAAACAGACAGCACCGCAAGGCACATGGTAACAAGCTGTACAGGGTTAGAGAGCACCGCCTTGATGCCCTCCCACACAGCCGCCCAGCTCGTAAAAGTCTGCGGGTCAACGCCGATCGCGGTAATGGCAACGCTTACAACGCCCACCCAGAACCAAGGGTTCTTTACGCGCACTTTAATGTTCATGTTCATGCTCCATATCCTCCTTTTCCAAATCTTCAATGCGGTGGTTGGCAACTCTAACGCGCTCATCCAGTACGCTGAACTCCTTTTCGAGTTCATATGTCCGGCTGATGAGGTTGTTGTGCTTCTCCACCTTCTTCTCCAACTGCTCAATGCGGTAGTTCGTGAGCTTGCTCGACAGCGCAATGCCGCCGAGCGTTCCCGCGAGTGTACCAATCAGACTGATCGCCGCTGTGATAACTTCAGCGGGCATATTTTAGCCCTCCTTGCCGTCCTTGGTGCCGCCGAACTCGGCAGGCACAAGCTCCGGCATACCGCACTCGTCCACAAGGATTTCCGCTACCTGCTTTTTCAGCTTCGCGGGCACCTTATTGAAGTCACACTTACCCAAAATAACTCTCTGTGCAAAAAGCATTGCCATCATAATAACCGTCCTTTCAAAACGTTCTCGAATACTGTTGATTAACTTACGCATAAACTATTTGCGCCATTTCCGCGATGCAGTCCTCGTAAAAGGACTGCTGATCGGTCAGCGCAGCCACCTGCTGCTTGAGCGTTGCGTTCTGCGCCGCCAGTTCTTCATTTTCTGCCACGAGGTCAGCCTTGCTTTTCTCGTTTGCCTTGGCTTCCCGCAGAAGATTGTCATAGTTGGCTTTTACCTCATCTAACAGACCGGGCGTGTCCTCCACCTCAGTAATGTACTCATCGTACACCCAGCCGGTGTGACCGTCCTTGTCCTTCTCCTGCTTGGCATTCTGGGTCAGCCGTACCCATGCCCTGCCGGGCTTATTCGGCATGCCGACTGCTGCAATCTCAGGCGGTTTGACATCTCCGCGCACTCTCAATTCGTACCACTCCTTTCAATTTTTGCACGCCTACTGGACGTACATATTTAACCATTATCGTTTTGCTGGCACACCATTTCAGCCGCCCAAGCCGACTAAGCAGCGCTTGTGCCATCTTTGCTGACACACGCTCCCGCTTTGCCGCTCGTCTAAACTGTCGCAGTGTCCGCAGCAGACTGCGCTTACGCAGTACGACCGCATTGCGTCCAAACTTATAACCTACCGCATCAACCTTGCGCTTCCTGATCGGGTACACCTGCCAGTCATTCTTGAGCGTCAGGCCGAGTGTTTGCAGGTGCTGCTCTGCCGCCTTGACAGCCTTGTGCAGTGCTCTTTTGGAGCGTCCAAAGATTGTCACGTTGTCCATGTAACGCACTTCGCAGACAACACCCTTGCACGCGCACAACGTGCGGTCAAGCGTTTCCAGATAGTAGTTTGCAAGCCACTGACAGATATAGTAGCCAATCGCCAGACCGTCAGCAATAATGCGTGTCACCAGACGGACAAACCGTTTGTCCTTAATCTTGCGTTCCAGTGCACGCCGCATACCGTCCAATGGAATACTGTCGTAAAACTTGCGTACATCCATCTGTGCGCAATACTTACTGTCCTTCGGTCTGCGCTGTACCATGCGCTTAATCTGCCGCATAGCACGAGCACCACCGCGCCCGGGAATACTTGCACACGACCAATAATGCATACCACGCATCAGTACCGGTTGCATTGCACGGACGCAAAGCCAATGTACACAGCCATCTGGATAGAACGGTACAACCTTAATTTCTCGCCATTTGCGGCTTGATACGTCGTATACGCGCTTGATCTTCGGTTTTGTCGGTATGAAACTGTCCGTTCGCAGCATGACCAGCAGCTTTTCAGCGTATGCGTCAATGTTCGACAGTACACGTCGGACGCTGCGACGTTTCTTCTTGCCGTTTGCAGCGAGCCGTATTGTTTCTGTTATAAATGCTCTGTCGAGCATCTTTTCGTAGAGGAATCCAACTCTTTTCGGGATTGTTATCACATCCTTATTGCCTGCGAGAGCGTTCGAGTGACCTACTAACTCCCGTCCTCTGGGCATGATTTTCACCAAGGGGTGAGGAAAAGCCTGCGCAATGATAATTGAGTTGCTAAGTAGACGCGCGGAGATGTTCGAGTTCGAATTCGACGAGGCGTTGTTCGCATTGAAGTACAAAAGACCCGCATTCGAGCCGTTGTACCAGTTGCCGCCGACAAACAGAACGCGCCAACCGGAGGACGAGTTCGCCCAGAAGCCAAAGCGCACCGCGACAGCGCAGACAGTCCCTTATTCACTTAAAATTCACGCTTTGCAAAGCGCCGGGGGTTGCGACCCCCGGTCCCCCACAGGGGATTGTGCGCGGCTACGCCTCGCACAGGAGACGCGCGGAGATGAACGAGCCCGAATCCGACGAGGCGCTGCCCGCATCGAAGAACAAAAGACCCGCATTCGAGCCGTTGTACCAGTAGCCGCCGACAAACAGAACGCGCCAACCGGAGGACGAGTTCGCATAATCCGGAATGTACGTTGTTTCTGAGCCGCCGGTCGTTTTAGGAATGAGCAGACCGTTATCGGTAACGGTCAAATCCTTAATGTAGCCGGACGCAGGCAGCGTGCCGATTTTGGTATAGCCGGTCGTCGTATCGTCCGCATATTTGCTCGGGTCGGTGCAGTAGTATGCTTCCGCGCCGTTCGCGTTGAAGCCGTCCACCCACTGGTTTACATTGCCCCAGAGGTTTTCGATCCAGCGGTACTGCACATACGTTGTTCCATCCCTGTATCCTTGGACGTTGCCAGTATGATACACCATTACATCCGTACCACCAGATTTTTTTGCCGAGCTGTCACCAACAACGCCTTGTCCTATTTTTCTTTGTGAATTCCAATCGGCAAATTCTACAACATAAAGAAAAACAATCGCGCAATAAGTTACAAAATCATAAAGATGAAACTTATCGCCGATAGCTTTGATCTTTGATCGAAATGCAAAGCGCTTCGCACTCACCTCTGGAGCTTGTCCAGACATGCTTGCCTCAATATAATCACTCGGATTCTCGCATGCATGATATTTACCTACATATTTACCGCTGCCCGGATGTTTCGTCATTCCGGTTTTAGGCTTATCCGAAACGTAAAAATACTGCTTCGTACCGTTACGTTTCGCCGCAACATAGAACTCCGGAATAAACACCATGGTAAAGTTATTGGAACGCGAGAATCCACTATCCCCTTTCCATGCTGTTACAGCGCCCGCGCTGTTCAGATTGCACTCTTTCATCCCGCTCCACGGCAAAAACGCATCAAAAGGCGAACTGCCCGAGCCAGTACCAACCGCCGGTTTAGGCTCAGCTGTCACCGAGCGCGTAACCAATCCGTAAGGGTCGGTGCTCGGTGTTAAGCGTGTCAGGGCTGTGGAGCTGTTACTCGTATCCCACATTACGCCGAACACGTTAGCGTAGATCAGCGTCAGGCTCTTGCTCTGTCCGCTGGCGGTAATGCTTACCGTGCCCTCTGCGGTCTGGTAACCCTTGGTAGCCTTAATAATCCAAGTACCCGCCTTGCCGACCGTAAAGACCGCCGTGCCGGTGCTCGTCTTGGTCAATACTGTACTGCCCAGTGTAGCCGTAACTGTTGAACCATTGTCTACGGTTACGGTAATCGTACTCTGGAATTTCTCAAGATTGACACTCAGCGCCGTATAATACGCCTTGGTTGTAACCTCGGTTGTATACGTCGTACCGGACAGCGCAGCACTCAGGGTGTACGTCGTGTTAATGCCCAGTACGCTGACCGTAGCCGTCTTGCTGCTGTCCACCGTACCGGTGTAGGTTTCACCGCCGCCCTTGAGCGTCCACGCCTGACCGACAAAATCGCTTGCAAACGTCAGCGTAATCCGACTGCCGCCGGATGCAGGCGCGTCTACCTCGCCCACGGTATCAGTTGCCGTAAAACCGAGGTACTTTCCCTTCTTGCCCTTGATTTTGTCCTGTTTCTCGGCAAACTGTGCAGAATGTGCACTTGTGCTCGTGTTATGAGTGGATACCACATTTGCAGCCGTGCCGGACGGGTCAGCGCCAACCTGTGGAGCCGTCACCTTGTGCGGGTTGCTTGTGCTTGCAATATGTCCAGGCACGTCACTCAGCGCCTTGTTAAACGCGGCTTCCGTACCGGAATACCCCGCTTCTACCGCCGAAGAATAGGCGCTCTTGCCGTTCTGACCGGCAACGCCAGCCGGGCCTTGCGGACCCTCCGGTCCGGTCTCGCCTTGGGGGCCTTGCACACCTTGGATACCTTGGGGGCCTTGCTTACCCTGTTTGCCCTCTGGTCCAGTCTCACCCTGCACACCCTGTGCGCCTTGAGGGCCTTGCGGGCCGGTCGGGCCCTCCAGTTTGCCGACGGATACCCAGTCGAGCGCGATTTCCGACCAGATGTAGCACTCATGATTTGCGCTCACCTGATACATAAACTCGTCGCCGTTGGGGATTGCCTTGCGAAGTGCCGCCAGTGTCGCGTAAACGTCCTGCACGAACAAACTCTTGCCGTCCTTGCCGTTTGCGCCGGTCTTGCCCTGCGGGCCCTGAGGACCTTGTGCGCCGGTGTCGCCTTTCGGGCCATGAGGACCTGCCGGACCGATTTCGCCCTGTTCACCTTTTGGACCTTGTGCACCGGCCACGCCCTGAATACCTTGTGGGCCTCGTGCACCCTGAGCGCCCTGTGCGCCCTGCACACCCTGAGGGCCTTGCGGACCTCGAACCGAAACGCTCTGCGGCGCGATTGCCGTAGCCTGCACGGTAAACGACATAACGCCGTTCTCGTCCACGCTCGGCACGATTACCGGGCCGAGATTGCCGGTTTCACCTTTCGGGCCACGCTCACCGGTTTCACCTTTTTCACCCTGCGGGCCGACAATGCCGTGAACAACCGTTACGCCGTCCACGTCTTCTACCGAGCCCTCCGCAAACTGCATTCTGCTCCTCTGCGGCAGCGCACGCCCGCCCGCATCGAGCACAACATGACCGCTCGAACCGGTCGCCTCGAAATTCACGCCGTCGGTTGACGTTTCGAGAACCTTGTCGCTGTTGAGCCTCATGTAAACGATCGAGCCGTCCGGTGCCTTGACGGTAAAAACGTCCTGTCCGGTCAGCCGATTTACTTCGTCGATAACCTCGTTGACTTTCGGAATCGCCGTCTTGCCTGTCAGTCTGTCGAATACCGCCTTATTCTCTGCCGCCGTGCCGGTCAGCGTATCCGGTGCAGAGATAACGCCGTTCGCGCTGATCGTACTGTCTGAAATCTTTTCGATTGCCATTTACTCACCTCACCATAGTTCCGATGGTGTATCTCTTGATAATGCCGAACAGACCGAACGCCTCGTTCAGTGCCTCATTCTTCGCAATCAGCTGCAAGGTCTTGTACTTTTTCACCTTGCTGTTGAACGGAAGTACCTGCGGCGCATCGTTCGTGTTAAAGGTAAATCGGCTGAAATCAATATCTTCCCAGTTGAAAATATCCGCGATACCCTCGCGTATCTTCCTGCCGAAATCTCTTTCTGTCCGCGCGTATACCTGCAAGGACGAACGGGTATACGGCTTCATCATCACGCCCGACCCGCGCTTTACCATCGTCTTGTATGTCATAAAGTCGCCGTCATCGTCCGCTTTCGTGTGCCACTCAGCCGCAATAGCCGCGCCGCCGGTGATTTTGCCGTCATCGCCCATCGTGCCGCCGTCCGAATACGCCTGCATGGTGTCAATATCCGTGTTCAGCCGGCAGATTTTGCCGTCGCTTGTGCCGAAATACAGGTTTCCTCGGCTCTCCATCATGCGCACCGCCGGGAAGTTGTCCCAGTAGTAACACTCGTATACATAATCGCCGTAGGACTGTGGCTTGTACGCCACGTTCTGGTTGGTGTCCATAACATAGGCGTGACCGTTCACCGCCAGCACATAGTAGCCGTTCCACACCACAGCGCAGGCGTTTTCGAGGTGTTCCTCTTTCGTCAGTGCCGCGTCTACATAGTAGCTGCGGTTTCGCGCTACCTGCAGTGCCGTAATGTTGCTGCTCGTCAGCGCAAACACACCCGTTCGGCTGAGAAATACAGGCTCCTCCGGCAAATACGCAAACGCCCGTTTTGCCACTGCACCCGCACCAGCGGCGGCGCGTCTTACCGGAAACTGCACCTTGCTTGTGGTCGTGTCGATGTTGTAGCCGCGAAAGTAGATCGTTGTTTCGCTTCGGTCATCTGCCTTGATAATGGCCTGGCTGTCCGAAATCGCGCTGTAACCCACAATAGCCGCGCCGTCCGCGCCCACCTTGGTATAGGAGAGGTCGGAGAAGTACAGCGGATTGTTGCTCTCGCAGCGCCAGTCCGTGTCCTGCGCGTCCGGGTTGCCGGAAAGAAACACTCTGTCCTGCGACTTGCCGCCGTAAATGCCAGCGATGGTGCACTTGATGATTTTGTCCTTGTACCCTTCCACTGTCTTTACAAATGTGATCGTCACATTGTCTTTGCCGGTGATAGAGGGTTTCGGCGGTGCGGTCGTGAATTTGACCTGTCCTTTCTTGCCGTCTAGCGTGTATTTACTGCTCTCCCATACTTTAGCATCTACCTTGACCTCTGCAATGCTTTCCACATCGGTTGTGTCAAGCTGATATACCGTTGCCGAGCCGTCCGCGCAGAACTCGTTCTTGCGCTTACTCGACAGCAGATTCACATCTTCAAAGCTGGTTCCGCCGCCCGTCGGCTTGTTGGCAATGGTAGTAGTCGGAACGTAAGCGTCTGCTGTCGCGTCCTTGACGGTTTCGCCGTCAAACACAAGGTACTCGCCGCCCGTCAGCACATAGATTTTGTCGTTCAGGGTAAACGCCGTCCCCTTGCCGTTTGTCAGGCCACTTTTCAGTTCCTTAATACTGCTGTCTGTCCACTGATACAGCTTTGTGCCGCCATGCACAAGGAAGTATTCCTTTCCCTTGATAACGCCGCGATACAAGCCGTTTACCGGTGCTTCACAGGTTTGCAGCACGCGCCAGCCTTTCCGTTTCTCGGGAAAGCCGCCGCTGTCCGAAATCAGGTTGACCGTACCCATCGCGCCGCGGGCAGAATCAACCTGTGTTGGATTACTTGACAGGTCAACGCCCTTAAACTTGGAGTATTCGGTTTTGTACTTCTTCGGGGAATCCGGGATTTTGTATGTCGCCATTTACACCCACCCCGTAACACTGCGCCACGCGCCGCCGCTTGCCGTCTGCTGACGGCGGGAAGTCAGCATGGACTTTACGTTCTCATACTCGTTCAAATACTGCGTTGCCATCGAAATGTCATCTTCCTTGAACACCTCTGCCGCGATATACAGCGGAATCGCCCGCTGCGCCTCCTCCGCAAGAGAAAAGGTCGTGTCGTTCGGCGTGTCCTCGGTGATTTCCTCGGGGTATGCCTCATACCAGATAACGAGCGTTCCCTGATACTCCGCCGGAAGATACAGCTCGTCCATGCCGTCAAACTGATAGTCGTTCACGCGCTCAAACGTGTTGTTTTCGCCGCGAATGGTCAGCCGGTCAGGGCAGAACCGCATGAAATCCGGTGCAAGCTCCTTGAGGTGGTACAGCCGGTTGCCCTTCGCGTTATCGTCCGGCAGTTCCACCTCCACGCTCTTGTAAATCGGCATGATCTCCGCAAGGTCGATCATTGCGAACCATGCCGCGTGCGGCATTGCCCGCACATAATCCGCCACATCGGGCGAGGTCAGCGCGGTTTCCGTGCCGTAGTTGAGGCGCGAGAAAATCTTATCAAGCGCCGCTTTCTGGATTTGCTCCCATGTCATTCGCTCACACTCCTTTCAAAAAGGAAAAGGCGGGGTTTCCCCCGCCGCTTATCCTTACAGCAGTGCGGTAGCGTCTGCAAGGTCCTCGCCTGCAATTGCAATCGAGCGCCAGTTTACGAAACCGGCAATGAAACGTGCACGGCCGGTGTATACCTGTGCGTCGGTGTTCTTGTCGGTATAGCTGTCGGTGGTCAGCTTTACGCGATCGAGGAACGGCATAGCAAGCGTGTTCTGGTTTTTCTTGCTGTCCATCAGCATGAAATACTCCTTGCCTGCAATGGTGTTCGGCAGATAGTTCCAGACGATGAAATTCCATCCGCCGTACTGAAAGTTGAAGCCTACGCGGTTGCCGCCGTCCTTAAATTCAGAGCCGACAACCTCGGTCAGCTTGCGCTTCATCTTGCCGCTGTTCGGGATAATGATAGTATCCGGCGCAGTTGCGAGCAGGTTGCCATCATCGTCGGTGAACTTCTGCATCTTCTCCTGCATGGTGTCCAGTACGGTGTACAGGTCATCAGACGAGGTGTAGGAGAAGCGGTTGGACTGGGTGTACTTCGGCTGGGTGATGGACTTGTGCGCCTTGTTGAACAGAGACAGCTTATCGCCAGTAGTCGTGTCGTAGGTACGCATCTGCATATCCTTGTTGCCAAACTTCATGGAGCTGTTCAGACCGCCGATCAGCGTTGCAGCAGCGTACATCTCACGGGTACGCGCAAAGGAAAGGCCGAAATCGCGTGCTCGTGCGATAACCGCGCTCTGATTGCCGTCCTCCATCATCTCACGGGTGATGGTCAGGCGCTTTTTCCACGTGCTCGGCTCAAGGAACTTGGAAAAACCCTCCTGAAACGAGGTATCCGGATACGGGCCGTTCTCGCCTACATCCTCAAAGTTGCCGCTCGAAGTCATGGAGAGGTATCTCTCGCCGTACTTGTCGGTAGTGTCCATGCAGAAAATCTTCTTGAACTGCGAGTCCTGCTCAAAGTCCTCGATCTCGTGCTCAATGATTGCCTTGATAGGAGCTTCGGACTTGCCAAACAGGGAGTCAACGAGACCGGAGCCCTTAGAAATAATATTACCTGCCATTATTTATTTACCTCCTTGGGGTTAGGCTGCTGCCGCCGGAGTTACGAAAACGCCGCGTACAGTGGAATTGGTGGTTGCGCCGTCGGTGTCCAGAATCTTGAACACGCCGGAAGTGGTGGTTGCGGTAACGCCCAGCGCGTCAGGGCTCAGAGTAACCGCAGAACCAACCACAGTTGCCGCAACGGTCGCAGTGGACACGGTTTCAAAGATGGTGTTTTCGGTTACTTCGATGGCCGGGTAAGTGCCGTCTGCGCGCTGCGGACCCATGACAATGTGGGTCGGCTTGGTAGTAGCCGCGCACTTAGCCAGTGCACCGCCGGTCAGGTTTGCCGCCATGCCGAGAGAAAGACCGACCGCGCCCTTGGGGTACACAAACGGTTCTACATCTGCAACGCGGCTGTATGCCTTGATAAACATAGAAATTCTCCTTTTCAGATACGTTTTTTGTAGTCTGCAACAATCTGCTGCTTTGTCCAGTTCGGAAAAGCCTTGCGATACCACTGCATGGTTTCGTCGGGAACATGCACGTCATCGCCGCTTTCGCCTGCTGCTGTGGTGGTCAGATGGCTCTTGCCGTTGACATTGTTCATCGCCTGCTGCTTTGCCGCCGCGGCTTTCTTGCCGGTGAGCGTATCAAAGTTTGCAAGGCGGAACGCATCAACAAGCGAATAGCCTCTGTTGACGTACTCGTTAAAAACGGGTGCGTTCGGGTGATTTGCCAGTGCAGCAACGTCGGTGATGGACGGGTCAAGGTGGGAAATTTCCTTGATTGCCTCGTTCATCTGCCGCTCGCCCTCCTCCATCTGTACACGGTCAAGAACCTGCTGTGCCTGCCGTACAGTGGGGTTGTTTGCGATCATCTGATCGAGCATAGCGGGGTCGAGCCCTGCCTGCTGCATCTGGTCGCGCTGATATGCCTGCTGATACGCCTGCAAATCAGCTTCCGAGGTGATCGGCTTGTTGGTGTACGGGTCGAGCTGACCCTCGTACATCTGCCGTACCATCTCGTCCTTTGCCGCCTGACGCTCCTGCTGAATGCGCTCCTTAAACTGCGCTTCCGATCTGCGTCTTGCAGCGGCAAATCGTGCGTTATCTTCCGCACTCTGTACTCCCTCGGGTGCAGCTTCGGCGGTCTGCTGCTCGTTTTCGCCTGTTTCCTCGGGTCCGATGGACGCAGGTTCGGCGGTTTCCTGCTCGTTTACGCCTGCCTCGGTGGTTTCCACTTCGGTTTCCATAATTTCTTCCATTTTGGTATTCCTTTCCGGATTTTTACGCTGTTCCATGCGATTTTGGGCATAAAAAAACCGCCCTTTCGGACGGTTCCGCTATTCCCTTTTACTTGCCGCTCTTAGAGGAGCGCAGATCGCCGCCGGTCTTAACGGACGGCTTCTTGCCGGAAGTCTGGGTAAATACCGCCTTAACCTCCATGCTGCCGGTGTTCTTGATCTTACCGGCGTAACCGCTCTTATTTGCCATGCTATTTCACCTCCTTTACTATCTGCTTATAGTTCGAACACTGCGGATTTTTGCAGATAAGCACGAGCTTACCGTCTACAGTGTCGGTCTTGGTGTCGATTTTACATACCGGACATACCATAACTGCCGCCTCCCTCCTGATAACTCGGCATTGTCTCCGGGCTGACGTAGCCGGACTGCGTAATATCGGGAATGCCGTCTGCATTTGTTGCCATCGGCTGCATCATTGCCTGCTGCTGTGCCAACATCTGCCGCTGCATCTGCTGCTGCTCTAAGCGCTCTGTAAGCTGCTGCTTTACCTCGCTCGCCAGCGGGTAGTGCAATCCCTCCATGATCGTCCAGAACGTCAAGAGGCTCTGCATATCGGTCGGGTCGCCAAAGCAGCCGTTTTCAAGATTCATGCGTGCCTCCTGCCAGAGGTTTTCACGGTTGCCCGCAAGCGGTGCGGTCTGGTCTACGCTGAACAAAAACTCGTCGTTCCAGTACGGATCGCCCGCATCGTCCACTTTGAGGAAATCCATCTTGTTAAACACGCCATACATCTGCGTGCCGTTGGTGTCCTTGTATACCATCGGGCGCGGCTCGTCCGAGTACGCCAGCAGGAACTTAAACATGACCTCGAACAGGTCAGCGTAAGCGGCGTTTTTCATCACCTTGCGGCTTTCCAGTCGTCCGGCGGTCTGCGCCGCTGCAAACTGCTTTGCCGTACCAGAGGTTGCGGTACTGTCCTTGCGTCCCTGGAAGCTGTCCGTAATGCCAATCAGATTACGCATTGCCGTGTAGGTGCTGTCCTCAAACGCCATGTCACGGCTGATATCCGGCTGCAAAGTCAGCACATCAATCATCGCTTTTTCTTCCGCGCCTTCAATTTCCAGCACCTTGAACTGTTCGTCCGTGCGTCTAATCTGCTTGCCCTTTGGCAGTGTGATAACCGAGCCGCCGCCCAGCAGCTTTTGCGAGATTGCGCTGTCGAGCTTGTTTACAAGCATCTGCTGATCCCGTATCATGTCCACGTCCGAGGACCCTAACAGCTTACCGACAACAGACACATTGCGCCGCAGTACCACCGGATACACGTCCGGCTTGTAGTACGGGATCATGTCGTTTTCCTCGTGCTGTGTAACGGTTGCGTTGCCCAGCTCGTCAAGCTGCACATCCTCTACGATCTTCGTCATCGGGATGCCGTTCTCGTCCGTCCGCGCGAAGTCTTTTACCGTCTTGTCCTCGCTGCTCTTGCTCCCGCAGTATGGACAGGTATCGCCCTGCATATCCGAGCCGCACTTGCTGCAAGTCTTGATACGCCGCGCCTGATAATCTTCCATGTACTCAAGCAGCACATCGTTGCACCATGCCACGCGCCCGATACCGCCGTCCTTGTTGCGAAAATAGCCGATGTTCTCCGTCACCATATCGTCGGCGGTGCTCTGGTCAAAGCCGCGTGCATCCGGCTGCTCCTCGTCCTCGTCGGCTACGTCCTTTCCGTACTTTTTCTTGATATAGTCCTTAGTCTGCGCGAGCTGAATAAAGAAGTAATCCATATCCGGAATGTTATACACGCCCGGCTGTGGAATGAACTGCTTCGGGTGCAGCAGAGACACCGACAGTGCGCCCCGCGTGGTGTGTGTCCGCTTGGTGTTGTCCCACTCGACTAAAAACAAATCGCCGCCGTGTGTCGGTGTGGTTCTCTCGTCCTGATCGTTCAGGCGCTCAAAGGGTAATCTATCAAGCTCGTTTCGGATATAGTCCTCAATCGTCTTTGCGAGCTGTTCGTCCTCCTCGTGTCTCGGCGTAACCTTGGGCGTGGGGATATCGCTTGATACTTCCGCCTCGATGATTTCCGCTACCACGTTCCGCGCCACTACTGCATCTTGCGCTTTCTGGCTCTTGCCGTGCACCTTGTCGATCTTGTGCGTTCCCCGGTAGATTTCTTCCCGTTCTACCATCAGATTTAGTTCCGGCTGGTACTTGCTCCGCGCCTTGCTTAGCCTGTCCTGCCACTTCTTCAAAATCTGTTCGTCACTCTTGCCCGTTTTATCAAACGGATTTTGCATTATATCACCTCATTTTCAAAACGGATTGCCCCATTTAGATAATAGGTACTCCTGTCCGCTCTTGTCGGCATTGTAGTAATCCTCGTACATATCATCCGTCCACTTGGCCCGCTTGCCTCGTGGCTTGTCCTCGGTGTAGCTCTGCTGTGTGCGTGCATAGTAGGCGATAGCCAGCGCCATAACGCAGTCATCGTGTGCGCCCTGTTCCGCCTCTGCTCTGCCCTTCTCATTGCGTACAAACGTCAGCATTTCGCCGAGCGTGTCCGCGTCGTTCAGCAGCTCAACCGATTCGCGCACTACCTCAACCAGACCGGCGATAATAACCGGCCTCGTAACGCTTGTGGTCTTAAAGCCGTAGCTGTCGCGGGGTCTGTGGGTGTAGTTGTCCTCGGTTTGGCGTACATACTGCCGCGGATACCGCATCCGCTGCAGCTCCTTGATGGGGTAGCTGCTGTAATTGGCCTCTATCGCAATCAGCGCCTTGTTGTAGTAGATGCCCAGACAATACATCTGCGCCGCATATACATCCTCATCAAACTGATGCCGCAGTGTGCACACCTGCCGCCCGTTGGTGTTGTCGAGCACTTGCCCCACAAACCAGTCTGAGCCCTCGCCCGACGTATCCCCACCGATCACATACGGCACGCCGTCCCGCCGGTCTTGGTAGATCGTGATATATCCGTCCTCAGCGTCCACCCAGCGGATAGACTTATCATCAATCCGCACCTGATTAGATACCGCGTCAAACCGTGTCGAGTATGCAAAGTATCCACGCTTAACCGGTTCCCGCAGCTCTGCCAGCCTGCCGTTTACCTTGGCAGCGTCAAAGATCGTCTTGCCGATAACGCCCCACTGCCCCAGACAATACACCTGGTAATAGTAAGGGTCGCTGTCCTTGTACCCTTCCAGCGTCCGCTTGTAGTCCTCATCAAGCCATGCGTTATCCTTGTAGGTGGTTTTCAGCGTCACCGCCCGTTCATCCTTGCGATCAAAGAACCGCTTTTTGAGCCAGTGCAGCACGTTGATCGGGTTAAATGACAAGGTAATCTGTCCGTGTATCCGCTTGCCTCGCAGACGTATGTCAAGCTGGTTAAAGTCGGCTTCCGCAATCTCGCTTGCCTCCTCAATCCATATGTCGGTGAGTTCGCCCTTGGGAAATGTCACCGACTTAATCTTTTCGGGATCGTCCAAACCCTTAAAAATACAGGCGTTGCCGGTAAGCCTGCATACAATCTTAAGGTCGGTAACGTCAAACAGGCTATGCAACCCCCAGCCGTTAATGACCTGCTGCAGCAGTGCAAACGTAGACGTTCGGTTTGTGTCGCCAACCTTGCGGACCACAAGCACATTGCACAGCGGCTTGCTCATCATGCGTACAACCAGCCGTTGTGCTGCAAATACAGACTTACCAGAGCCAGCGCCGCCATATAACACAATGTATCGGTGCTCATCATCCGAGAGCAGCGGCAGATACGCCGCATTAAATGCCCGCTTGGGAATATTAACTTGCACCCGCCGCACCTCCTAATTGTACAAAATGCGTATTTTGCATAATAAGCAACGTCGTCCGTCTCACTCCCCGGTATTTACCCCGAGTTTTCCGGCACTCAGCCCCACAAAAACCCTTGATTTTGCAAGTCATGAAAGTCAATCCTGCATATCAGGGTAAAAAAACAGACCTGCACCGCTGTTACGCGGCTGCAAGTCATCAATCTGTATCCGTCATATCGTCATCATCCAGCAGCTTAACCGTGATCGTCTGCGCTCCTACGATTTCCCGACGTTCGATAAACGCGCCGATACTCCGTGCGCGCAGCTCAGACGCTTTGAGACGGTCTTTTATATCTGCCTTATCATTACGCATGGTATCGCTCCAAAACTCGTTAATCTCCGCCATATCCGCCACACGGTCACGATCCAACAGTTCATCGCGGTCTGCGATGTATTTACTAAGTTTTACCACGTTCTGCGAACCTATCACGTCGGAGTTATTGCCCCTGTAACCGGCAAGCCGTGCCGCCTCTGCTGCTGTCTTGCCTTGCTTGTAATAATCAATCCATGCCCGCTGTTTTGCGGTCAGCTTGTCCATACTCTCACCCCTTACTATATATAGACACAAAAAAGCCGCCCCGGTTGCTTGGAGCGGCTTTTGTCTGCCTACAATATGTTACTTGTCCATGTCCGCCGTTATCAGCTTATAGACGTAGCTGTTCAGGCTCTCGCCCTTGCTGGCTGCATACTCCTTAATGCGTTCGCGTTCTCCCTTGGGTACTACGATATTAAGCCGATCGTATGCTTTCGCGTTATACTTATTACTCGCCCGTGTTCGTGCGTTTGGGTCAACTGCCATGGTATCACCTCCCTATTATAGTGTACCACAGCCGTTATCATTGCTCAATTATACAATTCCGCCAAATATCATTACTCAATTATGTTTACTTTGCCCATTGTTTATCATTGCTCAATGATATATACTGTAATCACAGCAAAGGAAAACACCAAACACCGAAAACAAAATGGAGGTACACATTATGTTTAACAATATTAACTCTCTCGACGAACTCCGCAAGGCATACCGCGCCGCAGCATTTGCCGCACATCCGGATCACGGCGGCAGCACCGAAGCAATGCAGGAAGTCAACGCAGCATATGAAAAGCGTTTTGAAATCCTCAAGGCTGAGCAGAACCGCAAAGCCGACGCAGACCCGACCGGCAAGACCCGCCGCGTTGAAGAGATGCCGGAAGAGTTCCGCGCGGTGATCGAGAAGCTCCTCAGCATCAAGGACATCATCATTGAGCTGTGCGGCTCCTGGGTTTGGGTATCCGGTGAGACCCGCGAGCACAAGGACGAGATCAAAGCGGCTGGCTGCTTCTGGGCAAAGAAAAAGGGCATGTGGTACTGGCGTTGCGCTAAGGACGCGCACCACGGCAAGAGCCACGCAAGCATGGCCGATATCCGCCGCAAGTACGGCAGCGAGCGCATCACCTCGGACGGTCACCGCGCCGACGCTCTCCCGGCATAAAGGAGGGCGTCGCCATGATCGACTACGGACCACGCGGAGAGCGTCAAGACAACTTTTACATCTACATGCGATCCCCTGCAAAACGCACCAGCCTTGCGGACCTGCTCCAGAGCGACAAGCACGCCGCCGAGGACGTCGCCCGACTGCAACGCATGATCGAGGACTTGCAGCAGTACCGGCGCGATATGGCCGAGCGTGCCGCCTATCTGATCAGCACGCAGCCGACCCGATCCGCCGAGCTCAAGCGCCGCCGCGATGCATGGGAAAAGAAAGTGTACTACTACTTTACCGAGTGGGACACCTACCCGGACGGCACACGGCAGCGCGTCAGCGTTAAGACCTACGACGGCACCGACCGCCACAAAGCCATAGCAGACGCAAACGAGTATCAGCGCACCCATACCGGCATAGCCGTAACCGTTGACATTGCCAAAGGCAAGTTTGAGCACTAACCTAACCACCCGCCCCGGAGGTAACGAGGGCAGAAAGGAAAACCATCATGACTAAGCTAATCGCCATTATCGCCGCCCTGCTGCAGATCGTACCGGCCACCCGCACCATCTCCGGCGAGGTGTACCGCATCGACTACCCGACCGGCACGCAGGACGCGCCTATTGTTACCATCGTCACCGAGGACGGCAACGAGTGGATCACAGATGACTACATCGCACCGCGTCACACACCGCTTGAGATCACATTCAGCACCAACAGCACCGAGGACGTAACCGACGACGAGATCATTTCCATCGCATCCATCTGGACGCGTTAA